TGTCATCGACTTCCTGCGCAATGCTTCTAGCTGGTCTGAGTTCGCACGGTCCCTCGCCGGTTCCTATGATGACTTCGGCAAGCTGTCACCGGGTCAACTCGACGCAGCACGCGGCATGATGGCTAAGTCCGCAGCACGCAAGGCCGAGCGCATCGCTCAGCGTGACGCGCCCGCATCGTCAGGCAATCACATGGGCACCGTTGGACAGCGCGAAGTGTTCACGCTCACCATCAACAAGATCATCGAAATGGATGGCATGTACGGCACCTCTTATATGCACCTGTGCAGCGACGCTAACGGCAACGTGTTCAAGTACAAGGGCACGACTGAACTCGGCGAGCAAGGCGCAACCGTGACCGTCAAGGCAACGGTGAAAGAGCACGCGGCATATAACGGTGTCGCACAAACCGTCATCAACCGCCCGAAGGTGCAATGAACAAGAAGAGAAGGGCTCTTGCCCTTCTTCTTTTTATCTGTGCTATACTAGCGGCACACCAACAGAAAGCGCACCATGAACCAACTGAACCTCTATCGTACAAAAACCATCGGCGAACTTGAGTACATCGTGCGCGATGCAGGCGAAGCCGCCGCCGCCATGCGCGGCCTGGACGACAAGGCCGAGTGCAAGTATCTCGATCAAGTCAATGACGCCTGCACCGTCTTATATGAGCGCAGGGTCAAGGGCACGCAACAGCACGTTATCGCTTAACGCGTGCAATTAACAGCGCTGGTCGGCACTACGCCGCCAGTCGTTGCCGCAGTGGTGCAAGTCGTCGTCAGCACAGTCTGACCGGCTTGCTGCACCGTGAGCGTCACCGACGTGAATTGAATGTCGGTGATCGTCTCGGTCCAATTCGCGTTAGGACAATCCGGCGCACCTGGGATGTTCGCAGCCGGTGGCGTCGTCGTGACGCTGAAGCCGACGTTCCCGTTCTTGAACTGTTCATCAGGAATCGCCACGGAGCCCGAGAGCGTCACCGGCTGCGGCACCTGACCGGGCGGCTGATTCTGGCCGCTCGGGTTCGTGCATGTCGCGCTGATGGTGCCCGTCGCCGATAGCGTGACAACGACATCACCTTCACCCAGGCCCGCGAGCGAGCCCGTCGCCGAGATCGACAACCCGTTATCAATGAGCGTCGGGTTTCGATTCTGCTTGAAATGCACGCTCGCAGCGAGCACCGAAGCGGCCATTAGCGAAGCTGTGAGAAGGGTTAGCGCTGACTTCATCATGATGCATTTCCTTTGTTGAGTAGAACGGCAGAAAGCCGCACGCGAACAATAGACCAAAAAATTGTAACAGTGCAAATATTTTCGATGAGGCTTGCGTTACGCGATAACGGCGGTATATAATTCCTCATCGCAACGAATTAACCGAAAGACAGAAATGAACAAGATCAGCAAAAACTCCCTCACGATGACCCTTGGCACCGCCGCTGACATGGTCGCCCGCGCCGACAAGTTCGACGCAAATCAACTGGCTCGCGCCCGCGTCGTCGTCGCCTACTGGACCGCTCTGCGTGCCAAGCAAGCCCGCGCAAAGGCCGCGAAAAATAATTTTGCAGGTGCTTGCGTTACGCGCTAACACTGGTATATAATTCATTCACACCAACCGAAAGACAGAAATGCAAATCGCTAACACCATCCTCGCGCAACTCGGCGGCAACCGCTTCATCGCCATGACCGGCGCAAAGAATTTCGTCGGCACCGAGAACGCTCTGCACTTCCACATTCCCGGCCGCAAGATCAACTCGGTTGTGATTCGCCTGGACGCCACCGACACCTACACTGTCATGTTCAACAAGCGCACGAACATGGGCGTGAACATCAAGAGCGTTTCGAGCGCGACGATGGTCTACGCTGACAAACTGCGCGAAGTGTTCACCGAGCACACCGGCCTTTACACCTCCCTCTGAAAGAAAGAACATGAAACGCGTCGACATCAAATTCACCGTGGAGGGACTCGGCGAGTTCCCTCTCGACATGCTGCGCTACGACCGCTGCTTTCCGCGCACCGGCATGGACTGTGACAGCATCACGTACAAGGGCGAGCGTCGACAAGTTACGCTCGTTGCGCTTAACCGTGATTCCTATTTGTGGAAACCGACCTATGGCCGATGGGAATCATTCGGATGGAATGTTGTCGAGGTTGAAGTCATCGAATAAGTTGTGCTATACTAGCGGCACACCAACAGAAAGACAGAAATGAAATCACTTGAACAAAAAGAAGAAGCACGCTGGATGCGCGGCATCAATCGCGACATCGAGAAGCACGACAAGATCAGCAAGCTCGAAGACAAGATCATCGCGTCTTGCATCATCGGCACCCTCATGCGCGAAGGCAAGATCGTGCATTACATCAACCTGACGGACCGCAAAGGACGCTATACCGGCAAGATCAAGACCGGCACCGAAGGCGACTTGATGTCCTACCTGATCCGTAACAGGTACGTGCAATGAACAAGCTCGTGAAAGTGGCCGCAGGCCATTACAAGGGCACGCACGGCATCGTGCGTAACGTGTTCGACGGCAGCGGTGCACCTCACGTGCGCAACGCTCGGGCGAAGTGGCTCGTGACGCTGAACGTCGGCGGCTCGTTCTTCGTGCCATCCCTGGCGCGGGCTCGGGAGTCCATCGCATAATTATTTTCATTTGCTGTTGCGTTACGCGATAACGTCGTGCTATACTTCGTCATCGTCAACGCAAACAGAAAGCAGCAAATGAAAGTCTTCACATTCAACCCCACCACCGGCCGTCGTGGCGAACAAATCGCTGACCTCGTTGTGCCTTCTTCAACCCGTCGCACCTACGATGTCGCCTGCAAGTTTCCCGCTCACGGTGCCGACGCCGAGTGGCAAGTCATCACCGAAGCGAAGAACCTCAAAGGCCAAGCGATGTCGTTCGACGTGCCGGTGTGCTTCTGCCTGGGCAAGTGGACCGCAGGCACCGACACGACTTGGCAATGGTGTGTTCTGATGCCCGCAGCAAAATAAAAGAAAGATAACGCACCGTTACGCTGTGACGGTGCTATAATTCCTCATCGCAACGAATTTAACCCAGAAAGCACGAAATGACACCCGCACAAATCCGCACCATTGCCCGCATCACCGCACGCGCCGACGCTCAGAGCCGCTTCTTGACCACCGAAGACACCGACTACATTGACGGCCCGCTCGTCAGCGAAGTGCGCGGCCTCGCGACTCACAGCGTGTTGCTGATCATCCACAACAGCACACCCGAGCGCAAATGGTTTCAGAAATCGCGCAGTGCGTTTGTCGTCATCGGTGTGCGCGGTGGCGTGCGCGTCACTGAAGCTGACCTCACCGGCTTTAGTCTGCACACGTTCACAATGCGTGCCATCAAGGCAAAGCTCGCAGCCCGCGCACGTCGCGAGAAGGCCGCAGCATGAGAGTCACTGTTGAAGACTACGCGAAGCAACTCGGCGTGAGCCGATCTACAGCATTCCGCCGCCTCACGAAGCTCGTGCAAGAAGGCAAGGCGGTGTGCTATACCGGATACGTGCAACACAGCCCGAGCAACTTCTCGGATGTGCGCATGCCGCCATCCGGCCGCATCAACTACTACAAGCTACTAGAGGCCGCACAATGAAGAACAAACAGTTTGCCGTCGTGAAGCGCTACGATCAGTTTCGCGGCCCGAAGGGCGGGCTCGTGTGCCTTGGATGGGATGTCGTCGACGTGCGCGGCAATATCGTGCTGCGACGCCTGCCTAGCGCGAAGCTCGCACGTCGCCTGCGCGATAGCCTGAACGCGACGAGCAAGGTGTAACGGTTTGTTCGTTAGCGCGTAACGGCAGAATCTCGCATATAATTCATTCATCGCAACGAACTAACCCGGAAAGAGAAACATCATGGCCTACGTCGACCAAGTCAAGAAAGCAAAGATCGCCGCCGCACTCAAACCCGTCATGCCTAAGGGCTGGAAATATTCGCTGGCTGTGAACAACCATTCGACCATCGTTCTGAACATCGCTTCGGCACCCGTCGACATCATCGCCGCCCTGGTCCCGAGCGAATACCGCAAGCCTGCCGAAATGACCTATGCGCAGATTTACCACAAGCGCATCGACGAATGCTTCACCGATGCCGAGATCACCGCAACTTTCGAAAAGATCGCCGACGCTCTGAACCTCGACAACTTCGACAAGTCGGACAGCATGACCGATTATTTCCACGTCGGTCACTACGTCGACATCAACGTCGGCAAATGGAATAAACCCTTCACCGTCAAATAAAAATAAAGGTGCACCGTTACTCGATAACGGTGTGCTATAATTCAGTCACACCAACAGAAAGCAGCAAATGAAATTCGAAATCGGCCAAACCTACACCACCCGCTCTGCCTGCGATCACGATTGCATCTTCGCGATCACCGTCGCCAAGCGCACCGCGAAGACGATCACGACCACCAAGGGCAAGACCCTGCGCATCAGCGAGTACGAAGGCCGCGAGCAAGTCAAGCCCTATGGCACGTACAGCATGTGCCCCATCATTTCCGCCAAGTAATCCACCACCAACCGAAAGGAAAAGAATGCCCGAATATTTCGTATGCGAACCCGGACCGATGGGAGGTTGTCTCATCGTCTGGGTCGGCGGCACCCTGGAAGAAGCAAAACAATTCATCACCCGCAGAACATCCCTGTATAACTCTAGGGACAAGAAGCACGGCAACCCTGCCGAGTATTTCATCTACCGTCAAGAAAGCAACTAATGGCATTCAAGCTCACCAAAGAACAAACCGCCGCACGCGACGCGCTAGCGGGTCGCCTGGAAGAAGCACGCGAGAAGCTCGACTCCGCAGTCGTCGACTTCAATGACACGATCACAGCCGCACGCGGTGTGCTGCAAGAAGAGATCGACGCCTATAACGGCTTGCTCAGTGAGGTGAAGAGCTTCGCCGATGATGTCGCGCAGGATTGGGAGAACGATTTCGAAGAGAAGTCCGAGCGCTGGCAGGATGGCGACACCGGCCAAGCTGTGCGCGAACTGATCGAAGCATGGCAGAACGTCGACTTCGAAGGCGTCGACATCGACACGCCTGATCCTGAGGTGAGCTTCGATGCCGAAGTGCACAGCGAGCTTCTGACCGATCTGCCGACCGAGAAAGAATAAAAGATTCTGCACGCGTTACGCAATAACGCGTGCTATAATCTGGGCTCACCAACAGAAAGCAGCAAAATGAAAACCTGGAAAATCACCGGAACCCGTCGCGGTCAACTCGTCACCGTCACCGTGCAGGCCGCAAACCATAACGACGCAATCCGCGCCGGAAGTCATGCACCGCACATGCTCGTCGTGCGCGATGTGGTGCTCGTGTCATAAAACAACCGAAAGAAAGCAAATGAAATTCCGTATCAGCAAAGATGAAAGAAGCAACGCGGGCAAGTTGCTCGACGTGACGCACGTTGTCCAATTCGAGAATGGCCGCGTGTCGGTGCCGGGTCGCATCAGCGGCAGACAGGCGACATGGGAGGGCAGTCTAGGCACGAGCGTGACCTTCGCCGACGCAGAGGCAGAGGCATGGTTGCTCGCTCAAAATATCAACTGGAAAGCGCATGCAGCATGGCTCGACATAACACGTGCAGAACGCGAGGCACGTGCTGCCAAGGAACGAGCAGACCGCGAACGTCGACAAGCAGAGGCACGCAAAGAACTCGCCATCATCCAGGCCGCACAAGTCAAGTACGCTACGGTTGTCGAACACGGCATGATGACCTTCGACGGTACACCACAGATCGCGAGCGTCCCAGGTGAAGAAGGCCGCAAATGGGTGTCAGCATGGGTACTCGTGGAGGTGCCGTCATGAGTTGGCACCGGCCGAAGTACACGAGCAGCCGCTACGTTAACGGCAACTACTACATCCAGAAGGATCACTCGCGACTGTGCGACGTGTGGCGTGTTTACTACAATAACAAAGAAATTGCGCAATCAACGACGCTACGCGCCGGAAAAGCAGCCGCCGCAGAACATTTCGGGAAAGTAGTTGCAGCGTTACGCGAGAACGGGTTATAATTCGTTCACACCAACCGAAAGACGAAAATGACCGACAAAGAATACGTGATCCGCGCAGCCCACATGAAGAAGCTGTCCCTCATCAAACCCGAGAAGGGTCAGCGCATCATTCTCGCGCACGACTTCAACAAGAAGGACGCTCACGGCGTCTACCCTTGCGTCATCGACGCTACCACCTGGGCAGAAGCCCGAGCCCAAATCAACAAGTTCTATCAGGACTAAAAATACTTGGCACCGTTACTCGATAACGGTGCTATAATCGAATCTCACCCACAGAAAGAAATGAAATGAACTCCTTCGAAATCGGTCAAGTCGTCAAGGGCATCGTTTGCGGCACCTTCATCATCCTGCGCTTTCGCACCATCGGCAGCGAGCAGTACGCTCAAGTGCAATGCTACGACCCGGAAAGCGGCCGGACCATGCGCGGTGAAATGGCCTTGCCGCTCGACGCACTGAAGGCCTAAAAGAAAAACGCACCGTTACCCGATAACGGTGCTATAATCTGCACATGATGAATGCAAACCAAACCCGCGAAGCAGTAGCAGCAGCCGCCCAGGCGCACGGCTTCGAACTCGTCGCATCCGACCTGCGTCGCGGCCTGTTCTTCGTGCGCAAGGGCACTGAGGTTCGCTCGCTCGGATCGGGCGCACTGTATCGCAACATGCCCGCGTCGATGATCGCTGGCGTCGTCGCACTGACAGTGCGCGAGGGCAATCGGATCGACACTATCAAAGGATCGAGGTACTTCGCATGAACAACACCGCACAAACAACCGCAGAGCGTCAATCGCTCTATCGAGCACGACGCACTATCGAGGGCAAGACCGAAGTGCGCGGCATCTACCTCTTGCCCGAGCAACACGCACTGCTGCGAGCACTGGCTCGCGATCTGAACAACACACCAAAGGAAAAACATGAACACGATGAATGAACACGTCACGAGCACGAAGAACATGATCTTCATCCCGGCGCACATGGCTCTTACATTCGTTGATGCTCCAATGATCGGCGTCAAGCTGGGCGAAAAAGGCTTCTGGCCTATCTTTCATCCGGACCATGAAGAACTGAACGGACGACCCGCAAGCGATACCGTGCTGCGGTCCGCTGTGCAGGCGTCGATGTTCGGATGGGATGCGCCTTGCGCACGTGAAGCAATCGAGTGGCTCGAAAATGCGCCGCCCACGTGATAACCAACGCAGCAAGGTCTACAGGTGGCAGGACCGCGTGCGCCTGCCCTGTGAGACGTTCAAGACCCTGGAAGAGTGCGAAGCGTACCTGAGGCCGATCTGGCGTGCAGAGCGCGGCCGATACGGGCACGCACGTGTACCCTTGCCGATCATCGAGCGGCCCGCCTGGGGGCAGCGTAGCGCGATTGCGCACGAAGATCACCGCATCACCCTCCCGCGATGGGCTCGCAAGCCTGACACGATCCTGCACGAGGCCGCGCACCGGCTGACACCGGCCGACGAAGGACATGGCCCGCGATTCGTCGGTGTGCTGATCGGCCTGATGTGTCGGCACCTGGGATATGACGCTGACACGCTCATGGCTGCGGCCGACGCAATGGGCGTGAAGTATCACGTGCGCAGCAACGGCAGCGTGCCGGTGATTGCTCGCGGTCCCTCTGCTGCCGTCGCACGAGCGATACGCGACGAAGGCCCGATGACTGAAATGGACCTCGCGTGCTGGTGTGACCTGACCTACTTGCAAGTACGCGGTGCCGCTATGCATTTGATCAAGACTGGCCGAGCCCGATGGCTCAGAAAGAAATTAATTCTGATTTAGTTGCGTTACGCGGAAACGCGGTGCTATAATTCGGTCACACCAACCGAAAGACGAACATGAACGCACTTCAAGCCGCTTGCCCCAAATGCAATCCCCTGTATCCTGAACTGGATGAAGACGGAATCCCTTACACGTGTTATGCATGCTGCGACACCGGCATCGTGTCGAAGGATTACGCTGACGCTTACCTGCGTGACCTCGACGACGCTTGCGAGTATCGCGGTATGCGTCCTGTCGTGAACGGCAAGCATCAGCGCCTTGACGGTGACGAATACGATAGCTGGTACGTCGCCGAGCCGCTGCTTCCCGCGTCGCTCTTCCCGAAGGCCCGCCGCGCCGCGCCGGTTTACGCCGCTCTTGAGTTGGACGACGATCTTCCCTTCTGAAAATAAATTTCGCCGTTACGCAATAACGGCGATTTTCTTGATATACTCTAGGCTTCAGCAACCGAAAGACAGAAATGAAAACCGCAAAGATCACGAAAATCCTGGGCACCATCAGCGGCGACACCGTCGAAGTGGTGATGTATATCGACGGCGAATACGCAGGCCGCGCCGTCACCGACGGTGACACTGGCGCGAAGATGGCGGCTGCATGGGTTGCCGAAGATCACGCTGCACTCGTGAAAGAAGTTGCCCGCTGCACACGCTACATCGCGCATCTGCGAGCGTTCAACGATCCGATGCTTCACGCCTACGAAGATCGCCGCGCCGAAGCCCGCGCCGCTATCATGACCCTCTTGATCGACGGTGGCGAGGTGGCAGCATGACAATGCCCTTCAATGCTGGCCTGCTGCGCAAGCAAGCCGCGAACACCCTGGCCCGCGTCGAGGGCATCGCAGACGAAGCCAGCAAGCCCCACCGGGCTAGCCTACCGGCGCACATCCTGTGCAGCCTGGAACTCGGTGCCGTCGCTCAGTGGATCGCCAATCAGGACGCCAGCGTCGACACGACGCGTGTCGTCGAGATCGCGCAACAAGCTGTTGCAAATATTCATCGCAAATATTCTTGATCCTGCCGCCCGTTACGCGATAACGGGTTATACTAGCGGCTCACCAACAGAAAGACAGAAATGCAAGACCTCAACAAGTTCGCCTTCAACAAACAAACCGGCCTGCTGTCCGCTAGCCTCTCCGACCTGGGCATGCGCAAACTGCCGACCGAAGTTTCGATCCGCTCGCACCTCACCGGGCACGTCATCAAGTTCGTGTACGACAATGAAGCCGCCGAGCGTCATGAATTTTGGGATGGCGAAATGGCCGAATACGTGCCGACCACCGCATGTAAAGTCAAGAAGCTCGCGATCATCGCAGCCTAAAAATAAGTTGCACCGTTACGGAATAACGGTGCTATAATCAAGCCTCACCAACAGAAAGACAGAAATGACCACGATCTACACTCCCGAACAAACTTCTTCCATCTTCTTCGCGCTGACCGAAGCCGAAATGGGCAACAACGGCTACGCGAACGTGCCCACGCTCGACCCTGTCGTGATCGAAGCCCTGAAGATCGCCGGTTTCCGCGTCATCGCAGCACGCGACCTCTTCGGCGTCGCATGCTCACGCGTGTTCACGCCGAAGGGCTGGGCAGCAGCGCTGGAAGAGACTTACCTCTACCCCTAAAATAAAGTGCACCGTTACGCTGTAGCGGTGCTATAATTCAGGCTCACCAACAGAAAGACAGAAATGACACACTACTACGAAGAAACGCAAGAGCAGAAAGACGCGTTCTGGTCCTGGGCAGTCGGCGAAGATCAAGCCCGCGCCGCTGTGAAGGCAGTGCTCGCCGCACGCGCCGCTAAGCGCACCGCTGCCGGTGTCATGCGCTGCGGCCGGTGCATGGGTGCCGGTTGGATCAGGTGCTTCTCGCACGTCGCAGCCGGTGTGTGCTTCGCGTGCGACGGCAAGGGCACCGTCTCGGGCCTGGACATCTAATCATGATCAAGAAGACCATCACCTACACTGCCGACAACGGCGACATCTACGAGGCCACAAAGGCCGCGCCTGCGGACGCCTGGGACGTGAATCATCCGGCCGGTGCGTTCCGCATGTACGGCACGCAACTCGAAGTGCGGCACACGATGAAAGAGATCGCGAAGAAAATGTCTAACGACGAAGGGGAACAAAATGGCTGATTACGCAGGATGGCCGAAGGACATGCTAGGCGAGATTTTCGATGGCATGATGAAGAACATCGCCGAGCGTCCCTATTGGGTCGGGATGGGCGAGAAACAAGCATTCGACGCTGTGCGGTCCGGCCGCATGTCGTTCGACGATTTCGAGAAGTGGTCCGCGTACCGCTTCGAAGAGAAAGAAGAAGCAAAGCGCTTCATTCACACCGGCAGGAGCAATCGCACATGAGATACGTCACGAACAACCTCGCGCTCTATCGCATGAGCGAACGCAACTACCGGCGCATGCTGCGCTTGATCGCGAACGATGAGCCTATGAGCGTCGATAGCTTCGGTGTGTTCCTGGGCACCATCGACGCCGAGATCAGCCGCCTAGAGCCCGATGACGCACGCCTGAAGCTCAAAGAAGGCTAACGCTTGCGCTTCGCCGCCGCTGCCTTGCGATGCACAGCATAGGTAAGTTGAACCGGGTTGTGCAGTATTGGCGTGATGTTACGGCACTCGCCAAACACCACAGGCAGAAGCCTGTCCGCATTCGGGCCTATGCCGCCCATCTTCGAGGTCGACTTCTTCAGCGACATGACACTAACGCTTGGCCTTCTTCGCCGCTGCCCTGCGCTTCACCGCGTAGGCAATGGCGACGGCTTGTTTCACCGGCTTGCCGCTCTTGATTTCGGCCTTGATGTTCTTCGCGAAGGCTTTCTTCGATGTGGATTTCTTGAGCGGCATTACGCTACCCTCCCCACTAGTTGCGCAGCAACGAGACACGCGAGGCCCGCCGCCGTGAGGTTCAAGCGGCCCGTCGTCACGCCAATTGCCGCAACGATAAACAGGATCAGCGCTGCGACTAAAAACAAAAGAGAGATTGTCATGATCCACCTCCGTAAACGCGTGAACGATACTTCACACGATTCTCGCCTGGGCGCTTCACCGGCCTTGCGTTCGCCTTCTCAAGCCGATCTACTTGCTCGCGTAGTTTCGAGGCTAAATGAGTGTCAGCATGGTCTTGCTTGTCCAACTTCTTCATCATGTCAGTGAAGTCGGATGCATCTTCGATTGCACGATTCAACATTTCCATAATCATAGTCCTGCACGTTTGAATGCGGCTGCGTTGCGCTTGCGCAATTCGTCTAGGTTGATCTCTTCACCGCGTGCGGTGCGCATGTCTTCGAGCGATAAGCCGCCTTCGTTGAATAGCTTTGCTCGCTTCTCGCCGAGCACCTGAATCTGTCGTGTCTCCGATTGATTACCGAGCCACTCTTCGTAGGTTGTCTTCCCTGGAACACTGCCATCCATGCTCGCACGATCACCCACGTCGAATTCTTCGATGTCACCCACTGCACCGAGTTCTTTCCATGACTTCGTGAGTTGCACATAGGTCGATCTGCACTGCCAGTGTAAGCGGCCTGGACCTGCACCCCACGGATATTCGTGATCGACCGGCTTGCGATCTAGCGTATACAACTTGCCGTCACGCACTTGGCATTCTGGTGTCGTGCGATTGTCCAGGGTCGACAACCATTGTAGGTTACCGAGAATGTCCCTGTTCGCTTCGGTCACTCGATCATGTGCGAATTGTGCGGTGTGTGACAGTGCCGTGCGCACGATGGCTTTCGTCTCGCGTCGTGAGGCTTCGAAGAGCCCATCACGGTACTTGTTCTCGCGTGTGCCACGCAAGTCACGCACGATCTGATCTGTCGTGCGGTTCTGCACATAACCGTTCGCGATGGTCTGACGAATCAGCTTTGCCTTACTTGCCTCTTGATCCTTGAGCACCTCAGAAAGTAGCGTGCCCTGGAATGGCCTGGACATCGCGCCCGCATAGACTTGATTGATGTCCATGCGTGCGATCTCGATGGATGGCGGCATGTTCCGCGCAAGCATGCCCTCTTGAAATTGAAGCTCGATGTCTATAAGCCCTTTCATTTCATCACGTAGCGTTGTGTCAAGTGATGCATACGCCTTGTGATTGAGATCACGCACGCCTTCGAGCAGCACCTCTAAGCGCTTGACCGTGAAGCGTTCCGGCGTCATGTATTCGAGCTTGCTCACAAGCTCAGAGAACAACGCAGCATCAGCACGATTCAACGCAGCGATAATGCGCCGCACGACGTTATCCGAGTAGGATCGCAAGTCGACCGCATGGTCGATCTGCGCATCACGTAGCTCGATGTTGATCGACTTGCCCACGCCTTACCTCGCCCGCGCCTTGGCCCGCCGTTCTTCGGGCTTGATCGTGATCGCTGGACCGGCCGCGCCGTTGCCGTTTGGAGGGGGCTTGCCGCCCGCTGCCGCCGCTGCCGCTGCCGTCGCAGCCAGTGCAGGCGGTGTGACGCCTGGGACGCCCGGAACCGGCATCCCCATCGTGCCTAAGGGCTCGTCTTCTTCTACATCCTTCTCAATGTCTTCGTTGCTTCGTTCAGTAGCAATAAGGCCAAGGCGACGGAAGAAATCACGAACGTCATTCTTCGCCAGAAGACCAGACTGCCACGACTTCGTGAGTTCTGCCATGAGTTGCGGGTTGGCTTGCATCTGGACGAAGTCTTGCTGTATCTTAAACGCGTCTGCATAGCCCTCTTTCTTTTCGGCCATATCCAAGAACCGCGCACAAAAGCCTATGGCCCGTTGATATGCCTCGCTCACATTCGACACACACAAGGACAACACCGACGTAGTTGCCTCACGATCATTGTTCTCCCCTGTCGCTGTCTTGTTTGCCTTCGTGCCCTCGATCATGCGAGCACCCACGGCAATCATCTGAATCTCTTTGTGCTCCATCGCTTCTTTTGCGAGTGAGTTGGGCTGCGCCTGTGCCATACCGAACGATGCGCCTTGCGGCAACAGGATCGGGCTGCGTGAGCCGATATACATCTTCTGTCCGGTATAGCGCCGCTCGCCCGTTGCGTCGATCACCCACGGATTCTGCATGAAGTCGCGCCATTGCTCGGTCAGTCCACTGATCCAGGGTTGCACCTGTCCGCAGAAGAAGACACTATCCTCATAGTCCGCGCTGTTGCGATAGTGTGCGAGATTCAACTGTGCAAGCCCGTACAGCGGTGCCGGGTCGATATTCGCATCGTTGTTGTTGCTGCCTACGAACGTGAATGGAATGTCGGTCAGCACCTTGCCCTTGCTGCGTAGTTCGATTGCCTCAATGATTTGCTCATCGCCCGTTGCTGCATTCACCACTGTGCCCATGCTCACGAGCCGCTTCGTCTTCGTCACGCCGGTATCTTCACGCCACAGACGTACTTGCACATTGCCCGCCTCATTACGCGTGATCTCGCGCCATTGCTTCACCATCACGATGCCCCACTCGCCATCTTCTTCTTCGGCCTCTTCTTCAAGTACCACCATCACGAGCGACGCCTTACCATCGACGATGTCATAGCGCCAATTGATGATCGACTCTGCATGGTATGCCTTGATCACCGGATGCCCTAGCGCTTCAGACCAATCGACGAAGAGCCCATGCCTGCCGACTGCAAGGTTATTGTTTAACACCGCCTGCGACTGCTGATAAAGCGATACGCCGAGCCCATCGCAGTCCTTGAGCAAATACTCTAGCTCTGTCGGCAACTCGGTCACAGGGTCACGATGAAAGGCAAGACCGACTAGCCCTTCAAGCGTGAATTGCGTTGCGGGATACCACACCGCACGCGCACGATATGCCTTGTTGCGTGCAATGTTCTCTACGCTCGCATCGGTCGCGTTTAACTGCGGCAAGTAGACATCGGTGCGTAGCGCATTGTCGCCTGACACAACATCACGCACAACAGACCATCGCTCCCTGATCGCGTTCGGAATACGATTGAAAGAGACATCAGCGACGATGCCTGTAGAGAGTGATGCTGTTGCCATGATGTCAACCCTTGTTAAGCCACTTCGTGAACATGCCGCGTATACCGCCTACCATCGCTTCTCGCTCTGCGTCCGCTGCTAGAGTGGTGTCGATGCGCGACATGAGCACGGCACGCCATTCGGGTCGACCTACTGTGACCTCTGCGGGTAGCGCAGAGAGAAACTCTTTTAGCTCGCCGAGTAGCATGCGTTGATCTGGTGAAAGCATGTTATTGCTCCTTTGGTTGCAGGTATTCGGGATCGCGTGCTTCAAGAACTGCTAGCACTAGCTCAAGCCCGTTGTATAGACCTCTCATGTATTCGTCGTCAACGCTTGCACGTTGTATATCACGCAGCTTACGCACTTCGTTGGTGACATCTTCTACCGTGGCTTCATCCATTGGTGCTAAACCCCATGTTGATCGTCATTGCACCTGTTGCCTCTTTCAACAGTCGATAGCCCGCCTCGTCTGCGACGTGATCTTCTGCGGCAGTGTCGATGTCGTCCGGCTTCTTCTCGTCCCTTGGCAGCACAGGGATTGTGCGCACGAACTGCGGGCACGTGTTGAAGATGAAAAGCCCTGCGTCCTCCATGCGCGGCTTAAGCGATGCGGCCATGCGATCTCGCATCAGAGCCCATCGACGCATACGCGAGCCCGGTGTCTTGTCGGCCTTCGTCCAGTACACACCTAGCGCTGCCTGCTGCTTCGCAGGACTGTCACCGTTGATCTCGTCGAAGATGCTGCTGTCCGCTGGCCCAGGCGTGCAGCGCATGTGCATAGCCCACTCTTTCTGCCGCTCGATAATGCCCTGTGCGATTGTTCTATCGCTTAGTTTCAAACCCTGATTAGGTTTGCCATTCCATCCATACCATTCGTGAATTCTGAACAACGTACCTCGTGGAAAGGACCAGCGCTTACCAGTTGCGAGGTAGCACTCTGTACCGTCCGACTCTGCCCACCATCCAATACTGAACGGCTTCGATGATCCCCAATCGAAAGACCTGTCGACATTCCATGATGGCGGTATCGCAAAGGGCTCGATGACATGAATATCACGACGCCACACATCGTCGAACATGCCACCCGCTACGATGTCCCAATCTCCCTCAAGCATCGCACGCACGAGTGCAGGATTGCCCAGGCCCGCGAGACGCGCACGATAGGTAGGATCGGCCTTGAGCAGTGCGGGATTGTCTTGTAGCTTTGCGGGTATGAACGCACGTTTGAGCCCGCCTTCTTCTTCTGGCATCTGCCTCACCTCGAATGGGGCAACACCGTCGATGAATGTCGCCTTCACCCAATTGTGACCGATGCCGCCTGGGTTGCCGCTCACCACTACACGAGGGAACAAGCCTAGATATGCTTGAGGTATCGGGAGCCCCACCATGCGCACGCGCCCGCGAAGGTAGGTATACATCGTCTCGGTCCAGTGTGTAATTTCGTCAATGAGCAGAACATGGATTTCTGCCCCTTGATAGTTATACACGTCATGCTCATACTGGCAGTGACATAGATGAATCACTGACCCATTGTAGAAGCGTATCTGTCCGAGCCCATAGTTGATCTTGCACCATCGAAACAGAATCCATGTCGCAAGAAGAATCGGGAACGCTGTCGGTCCCTCCATGTGATTCTTGTTTAGATCGGGAAATGTTCTGCGGAAGATGTAGACCTGAAGACCTGGGATCAGTACACACCACGCAATCGCAGCAACACGCATCAGGTAACTCTTGCCGCCACCGGCCGCGCCGCCATAGAGTAACTCGGTTGCCTTCGACAAGAAGGCGAGCCCCTGCTTGTACTGCAACCTCAAGATCGTCGAGAGATCAGGGCTCGGGTTCTGGCTCACCGGGCTTGCCCTCAATGGTCACACGCAACACCGGAGGGGCAAGAGCCTGTCCTCCCGGCCCTGTGACCTCCGTTCGGGTCAGCTTAGGGGCAACGTACTCGGCGAGCCGTCCAATGAGGTCTACGGCCCGCGCAGGGTCCGCAGCGACGGGATGCCGGATCGTCTCGCGGTTGCCTTGCTCGTTCGTTTGGTACTCGCCTTTGATGCCGTGCGCAACTTGATCTAGCCACACCTTCACGTTGTCGGCATTCTCGTCAATCAAGTCTTGCACGATAGTCTTGAATTCACGCGTCACTTTGTTTTGCACACCCTTCTTGCGGCCCGAGTTCTCGGGTTTATGTCCGCGAAAATTCCACCCTTGCGAGCGGTCTTCGCCTTCGGGTTGTTCTGTTTCATCAGTCATGATTCGCTGAAAGTCGCTGTAACAGCGTGAGGCAACACCGCAGAAGTATACGACATCGAGCAACTTGTCAAGCGGACAATGCCGAATCAGACTAACTCAACAACACCGAGCAACACCGAGCAACACCGAGCAACACCGAGCGGAATGACGGAATGACAGAATTTTCGTCGTTTCCGTTAATCCCTCTATATGCATTCTCTATAGGGGCATTTATAGGAATCGACTATAAAACTGTCATTCTGACATTCTGCCGGTGTTGTCGAGCTAATATTTAGGGCCTTCGTACTCATTCGCAGCCCGGTTGAGCAAGACGCGACCCTCATCTGTCAGTTTTACCCAACGGTACATACGAGCTTGACTCGTTCGATATTCATGCATCTTCGGCATGACTAACGTTTGATTGTCTTCATCTGTCCACATTCGCCCGTTGTTGGTCACATACTCTGCGAATTCTGACTTACTCTCCATCTTGCGCTTATCCACGCCTGTATTGCGACACCATGCTTGATACATCCTGAAGAACGTTGTGCACTCGATCTGGCACTTGTTCTCTATCTTCTCCCACACAGCACGCTTCTCCGCATTACCACCCGTTGTCGAATACATTTCCAGCTTTTCGAGTTCGACCTTACCAATGTATTGAGTGGCATCGTTGATAAACGCACCGATGTAATCCATGTTCTTGCGGTGTTTTGCGCGTTGTGCGACTACTTCGGGAGGTGGCTTAAGTCGTCCGTCTGCTATGTATTTTTGCGCACCTTTCACAGCCCATAGAAGCGCTGCTGATTTCCCTGTCGGTGTCGAGAATCGGCCCAGTATCGTCGGGTCTTGCACGAATTGCGCGTAGCCTGATTCGACTTCTTCTGGTGTACCGTATTTAATCTTCATTTCGACCGGCATCAGTCGATTAAACATCGCGTTATCTCTTTGCGGAATATTAGGCGTGTTGTTCGTTGCTAGAGTGAACTTGTGCGTTGCCTTGAATGTCTTGAACTTCTGATGCGCCTGCCGTGCTGATACTGTGTCATCGCCTGTCAGTGACTTAATCATTGACGACTTCAAACCAACGTCGTGCTCTGTCTCTGACATAAGCGCAAAGCGAACACCGTTCAACGTGGCTTTTGCGAATAGTTCGTTATTGCCACCATCTGATCTAGTTTCCTTGATGAAGTCGGTATGCAGTTTGCATGCGTAGTCACCTATCGCATTGGCTAGCGTATCGGTGAGCAGACTCTTGCCGTTATTGCCTGGGCCGAAGAGCACGACGATGGCGTGATCCCATCGCAGACCTGTGATGCTATATCCAATCCAACAATGCACAAACTCATACATAGCGTCATTGTTGCCGAACATCTGTCGAACTACTTTCTCCCATTCCGAGTAATCAGCATTAGCGTCAAACCACGTGCCTGTCGTCACTGTCAAATAGTCTTTCAATTCATGGTGTCGGTGCTCACCTGTTCTAAGGTCGACCACACCATTAGGGCAATTCAAAACAAGCGGATCAGGATTCATGTCTACTGGCTTCGACCTGTGCAGCGCTGCCAAATGGTTATAGACCATCGTCGCAATTGAACTGATCGTGTTTGCCTTGCCCCATCGCTGAATCAGTTTCGTCAGATTGCTGCGCTGTCGATCAAATTGATCTCGGTCTTCTGGTGCAGCCGTCTGCATGTTTGCCATGAGATCATTAAACTCAGTGCGTATGATGTCCTTTGACATCGTTGAGACTTGCGCATGGATCAACTCTCGAATCCGATTGCTTGACCATGTGCCGGTTTCAGGATTGTATGCGCACAACTCTGCACCTTCGTTCTTATCACCTCGATCCATGCAGAACAGATGACCGTACTTGCGAAGGAACGCGTGCTTCAAGTCAGTGTCGAGAACTCCGACGCCGTCTGCTGTAGCGTGATCTTCTAGATTAGGCGCATCAATGACAATGCGCTCACCTTTGGGTTTTAATCGTTGCTGTCGTTCTCGCTCTCTATCCTGTTCGCTGTCATTGAGATCGTCGGGATTCATTCGTTGTCTCCGTAGAACGGACCGCGCCTGCGCTCGCCCTGTTCAATGATCGTGTCAGCAACCCATGCTTCGAGGTCGCCCCAATTCTTGCTCTCACAGTGGCCGTGATGACACTTGAAGCCGCCCATGTAGCCATTGGCCTTCATAGGTGGAGCAATGGCACTGCCGGTGTTGGCACGTGCGGTGTGATGCTCGATCCAAGGGCACGTGATGTCAAACCAACCGCCGCCGGTATCGTGTTTGAATAAGCCCAGGAATTTAATCGCATTGCGCATGATCTTGAAGCAGCGAATGCGCTCTTGTGTCACACCGTCATTCGGCTCGACATACGGCATCCTGAAGCGCTCGATGATGCCGAACGCTTCACGCAACTCTTGCCATGAGACACGCACTTCGGGTCGCCACCTCCACACCTTGCATTGCCACGGTTTGCCATCAACCATGTTAGTCGGCTTGTTGTTGATGCCTTCAGGTAAGCGCAACACACGTGTTATGCCTGCCATGCCAGGATCGACACCGCCATCTGTGAGCTTCTTGATGATCTCGCGAATAGCATCGCTGACGTGATCGGCATTGCTGTGCGGTTGATCGAGAAAATAGGTGAACTGGAAATTGCCCGGTGATGTCTCGATGACTAGCGTAGACGGCAAGTCTTTCGGCAGTGCGTCATACTTAATCTTCGTGTTGACATCGTCGATCATGATGCACCACGTTCGCGAGAACTGCGCTTTGCGCCGCTTGAATCGTCCCTCTTCTTCTTTGAACGAAGAGATCGCGACATAGTTGTTGCGGTCATGATGCAATGGACATTCCCCACCTTTCCACGGTACGGGACTCCATGCAATCGGTGATGCTTCGCTAGGGTTGCCTCTGACTGAGCAGAGAATTGCGCGTTCGTCAGGCGAGAGTCCCTTGAACAACTCGCCTAGAACAATTGTGTTAGTAATGCCAACGAGGGCGGGCATGCTCTTTCGTACCTTTCTGAGTAGCTCAACAATCAGCCCGTAGGCTGCGTCGGACATTCTATACCGAAAACCGGCCGGTGCAAACCCCTGCTCATCCTTGGCGAATTATTGACACAGCGGCAATTTCTGGTAAAGTCGGCCGTACCGAAAACAGAAAGGTCAGAAATGGAACTCAGTTGCTTGTTCGAGAACGAACACTACATCGTCTGCCAGATCAGCGGCAGCGGTGCTCTACACAGCGAGGGCATCGAAGTAGTCAACAAATCAAATCACGTTACCGCGTACCTCACCGGCCGCATGCGCAAGACGTTTATACGTCAGGTGAAAAGCTGGCGCGAAAAAACTCCGAAAGAAGAAGAGGTCGAAGCACGACTAGAAGAATTCCTCGTGCTCAACGCACAGCCTCTTGTGCTACATTGAACAGTCATCAACAGAAAGCTAGAAATGAACACCCCTCAGAGCACATGGCCTAACTCATGGCCCGCAGCATCACAGAACGTGCAAGCAATCAACATCGCACCCGGTACACGATTCGGCAAACTAACAGTCATCAAGGAAACAAACAAGATCGGCAGCAATCGAGCGTTTCTAGTCGAGTGCGACTGCGGCACCATCAAGCCCGTACAAGGCCGATACTTGCGCCTGGGCAAGATCAACTCATGCGGCTGCATGAAACATAAGCGCACAACAGACGGGCACAAGCGAAGCGAGCACCCGCTGTATCAAATCTGGCGCAACATGCACGAGCGCACCACCAACAGAAAGCACAAGGGCTACGCAACATGCGGAGGGCAAGGCGTCAAGGTATGCGACGCATGGATCGTGTTTGACAAGTTCATCGAAGACATCGGCCCGCGCCCAAAGGGCACGATGCTATGCCGTCTTGATTTCAAGAAAGACTACACGCCAGAAAATACACGCTGGCTAACACCTGTGCAACGACGCGCACAATACATCCCAAAGACACAAGATGCTGCCTGCACAGTTTAAGTACAAGACCGCGCCGCGAGGCAAGCAACGCGACGTGATTGATTCGACCTGGGATCGGCCTGTGATGGCTTTCCTTTGCCGACCCGGCACAGGAAAGACAAAACTCGGACTTGATACAGCGGCTCTCAATTTCCTAGCCGGACGCATCGACGCACTTGTCGTCATCTGCCCCGACGGTGTTGATCGGCAATGGATCGAAGAAGGCGTGCCAAAGCACTGCGCTGTGCCTACCCGGTGTTGCAACTACTATTCGAAGATGGGCAAACAAGCCTATGCACAGCTTGAACGGCTCGTGTTGGCATCACCGCCAACAGATACGATGTTCATTCTCACAATGAGCTTCGACGCGTTGCAAACAACGAGAGGCAAGCGGCTTATCAAGCTCTTGCAAACCGTGAAGCGTTATATGTGCAACGTCGATGAAAGCCACCGTGTGAGCAACCCGCGCAGCGATGTCTACAAAGCCGTCAAGCCCGTCATGCGCATGGCCCGCGTGAAGCGCATAGGCACCGGCACGCTCATTCGGCAGAATCCTTTCTCTGCATGGGGGCAGTTTGAGTTGATGGGTGACGCATTACTCGGCCATTCATCGCTTGCTGCATTCAAGTCGACATATGCACAGATGCTCACGCCAAATAATCCGCTGCTGCAACACATCACAAAGGGACTGAAAGAAAAGAACCGACTGCGCTACGACAAGAACGGCAATCCGATCTATCCTGCCATCATCGCGAAGGATGAAGAAGACAGACCCATCTACCGCAATCTCGGCGACTTGCGCAAGCGCATCGAGAAGTATGCTGCGTTTCTCACGCTGGCCGAAGTGAACGGAACAGAACCGATCATCAATCAGGACTCACGCTATGTGTGGCTCAGTCCGGAGCAACAGAACTTCTACGATGACCTCCTTCGATGGGGAGTGACTAACGCACCGGGCGGGCAACTCACCGCAGAGGGTGCACTTGCCCTAGCTATACGGCTTGCCCAGGTTGTCGGCGGTTTCGTCCCGAGCGACGACGATCCACGAGCGCGGCCGATAGTGCCGCCCGAGAACAACCCGAAGGTACAGGAACTGCTGCAAATCGCCCTCGAATGCGAGAGCGAGAAGCTCGTGATCTGGTGCCGGTTTTCTGCGGAGATCGACACCGTTGTCGACGTGCTTGTCGGCGCATACGGTCCCGAAGCCGTTACGCAGTATCACGGCCGAATGACGGCCAAGGACAAGGACGCCTCGAAGCGCCGGTTCATCGACAACCCTGAGTGCCGCTTCTTCGTCGGGCAGCAGAAGGCAGGCGGGACCGGCTTAGACGGCTTGCAAGGCGTCGCAAGCTACATGGTCTTCTACTCCAACGACTACTCTGCGTTAGAGCGGTTACAGGCTATCAGCCGACTCGCTCGCACAGACGGCGCTAGCACGGTACAGGTGTATGATCTGATGGCGCAACACACCATCGACGAGCACGTCGTCAGGTGCTTGCGAGCGGCCGAAGATGTTAGCGAAGTCGTCCTACGAAACGCCATTGCGCACGTCTGGACATGAAGCACGCGTTCTCATTTACAATAACAAACCACCACCCTAGAAAGGGAGAATTATGAAACCCTCACGCGTCTATATCACGCAAAACCCCATGCGCCGGGACTTTAACAACGGCGAGCTTGTCTACAAGTACGATCTCACAGCGGCTCGCGAATATGGCGAGCTAGACATTATTCTTCAATCCGGCCCGGTGCTCATTTCGCCGGACATCGCAATTAAGCAGTTGCGTGCGAAGTTGCGCAACTTCCAGCCTAACGACTGGCTCGTGTGTCTGGGTGACCCGGTAGTTATCGCAGCCGCGTCGGCAATCATCGCCGAAGTAAACGGCGGTGTTGTGCCGGTGCTCGTGTGGGATCGAATGATCAGAAAATATTTGTCGGTAGTCATCGACATCCATCCATCCAGGGCAGAAGCCGTGGCATAATCAACCTCGTCAATTCAAGAAAGGTACGAAAATGTTGATTCGAAAGCAAAGTGTGCTCACCAATGAGTGGCACACAATGGACCTCCCCATCACGCCAAAAGAGATCGTCACTTGGCAGAGTGGCGAACTCATTCAAAATGTTTGGCCGCATCTAACACCGAGCCAACGTCAATTCATCATGTCGGGCGTGAGTGAGGCCGAATGGGAGAAAGCATTCGGCGACGAAGACAACATCGACTCGAATGATCTTCGCAAGATCGCGATGACGATGGGCAAGAAGACTGTGATCATCGTCGAAGGATCGAAATGACGACGCAATTTCACATGACACGTGAAAAACTAGCGTGCAAGATAGACGCGCACAACTTTGCAATCAAAGAACTGTCGTCATTGATAAGCAACCTAACGGGAGCAGCCGAGACGTTCACGCTTGAACTAAACAGGCTCAAGAATGAAGCGACTGAACTCGATGACGCGTACCACACGCTCATGCAAAACGCACCGGCATACGAACCGTCGTACATTCCTGAAGAAGACCCTCTCGACGACGAAGAGTTGCTCAAGGCATCGCGCAAAGTGCTGCAACAATGCGTAATGGTCAATCCATACGGATCGGTGAAGAATGCAGAAGTAGCACGCGAGGTACGCGTCAACATTAACGCGTTGCTCGACACCTTGCACAAACGTCTAGACAACCCACAGGGAGAAACGCCATGAACGACGGTATTGCACACCTACGGCCCGACAACACCGAGAACAACTGCACCGTCTACGGTGATCCGGAGAGCCACACCGGCCGACCGCACTCGTGGATGTGGGAAGACTCCGAGAGCAACTATCGCATCTGCACCACATGCGGCCGACGCGAATGGAATAATCGAGTCAGACAGGAGCCGCCCCATGATTGACGGCCCAATCATTCAGGACAGGGACTACATCGAGATCGACACCGGCACGCGGTACACCGTGCTTGCGGCGAACAGCGATGGCACGACGGATACACACACGGTGCTCGATGTCCTGGGTGTTGAAGTGCCTTGCATCGTGTTCTACGATCAACGCAAATCCGAAAAAGTAATCGTGTGCGCAGAATCAGCATTCAGAGAAAGGTTTATGACTCCATGAGCGATAACAACATACCCGACTTCAGCGACTTCACCGACGCAACCGCAGTGCCACGCGAAGATCACTTGACAATGCTCAAGTCGATGGCAGACAAGCTACGCAACAAGATCAACCTCGTAGCCGATGCGCAGGCGACGCTCGATCTACTCACGGCCGATCTCAATCGCTATCAACTGAACGTCTTGCCTGAAGCGATGGAATTGGCAGGCGTCGCCGACTACACGCTAAGCGACGGCACTCGTCTCACCGTGCGGCCGGACATCAAGGCAAGTATCACCATCGAGAACCGCCCGTTTGCGCACAAGTGGTTGCGCGACAATGGGCACGGTGGCATCATCAAAGAAGCCTACGTTGTCGACGTGCGGACATTGACGGAAGAACAACGCGAAGCGCTCTACGAAAAAATAAAGAGCTTCGATGTCGAGCCGGAAGATGTAGAATCCATCCACGCTGCGACATTAAAGTCGCTCGTGAAGGAACAGCTAGAGAAGGGCGCAACCTTACCGCCCTCCATCAGTGTGTTTCAATTCAAGAAAGCAGAACTGAAAGAGCCGAAGAAAGCAAAGTGATCCACGCGCACACGTTCAAAGTAAAAGGACAAAGGGAATATGTCTGCCGCCCATTCAAAGAGCAACGAATTTATGAAAGGTATGAAATGACCGAAGAAGTAAAGACCTCAACCATTCCGGCAGCGGCAAAAAATATGTCGGAAGAATCCGCTATCGTGCCCAAACCGAACGGCGCGATGACGACGGCAACCGACAACGACTTCAGCGGCTTTGCCGGTGACGGCTTCGAGGGCGCGACGAAGGACGATCTCGCGATTCCCTTCTTGACGATCCTGCAATCGAACTCTCCCCAGGTGAAGCGCAGCGAGGGCGAGTACATCGAAGGCGCGGCCGAAGGCATGCTATTCAACAGCGTCACCAAGGAACTCTATGACCCGGTGAAGACACCCCTCTTCATCGTGCCGTGTGCCTATGATCGGTACTTCGTCGAGTGGCGTCTGCGTGAGCAGGGCGGCGGCTTCAAGGGTCAGCACAGCGTCGAAGAAGGCGAAGAGCTACTCACGAAGGCAACGCGTGACGACAAGAATCGCGACATCATTCCGAGTGGCAATCAACTCAATGACACGCGCACGTTCTATGTCATGATCTACAAAGAAGCAGAAGGCTACGCGACGCCTGCACTCATCACCATGACATCGACGCAGATCAAGAAGGCGAAGCAGTGGTATATGCAGCAGAACATGCTTCGCCTGAAGGGTCCGAGCGGTCCCTATCGCCCGCCGATGTATGCAAGCAAGTGGCGTGTCACGACGGTGCCTGAGAGCAACGAGAAGGGCTCATGGATGGGATGGGCATTCGAGCATGCAGGCTATCTCAAAGGCCCGCAAGACCCGGTGTTTGTTGAGGCCCAGGAGTTCGCCAAGAGCGTGAAGTCCGGCGCAGTCAAACCCGACTTCGAGAAAGCGCCGGACATGGCCGGTGGCAGCACCGAACCCGGTGCCGACAACGACGATGACATTCCGTATTGAATCTGCCACACGCCTAGATTGAACCTACAGAGTGGCTTGAGCCTGGGTATGCCGAGAAAACTGCCCCCTTGAATTGTGCTCGACTTTCTCAAATGTGCGGCCCGCATTGCACTGCTTATCGCAGTCATCCTATGCGCGGCCGTATTTTTTTACCTCTTCTTCTTCACAACACCATGAGATACATCATGAGCCGTGCTCGTTTCGATTTTCCTGACTGCATCATCACCGGCTGCTTGTTCTATGACACCGCAGACGAGAGGCACATTGTAGCTGATCTACACCGCCTGGGAGACTGCTACATCATCAACGGCAATTACAGCGGCAGAACAGATTGGGTCGACGGCCCGCCGCCGCCCGATCACCATTACAACAAAGTCGTATCGGTCGATAACGGTGCCTATTTCGAGCGACGCGGCATGATCGTGTTCACGACGCGGGTTGCGGTGTTCAACAGGGCAGCAGAAGACTACATTGCCGAGAACATTCGTCTATCCCAGCCATCGGCCTAATCGTTCTACATTTTGTTGCATTTGATTTTGCGTTGAGTAGAAGAACCGTCGAGTTATGGGATACATTAACTACATCGCAACAACGCGATGCAAACAAACCAAGCACAGAAAGGCTTACCAAATGACGAAATCTTATGACCTCGACTCCAACGCAACCATCATCGAAGAGGAAAACATCACCATGAGCCCCGCTGCCGACAAGACCGACGACGTTATCACCAACGTGACCGCGCCGGAAGAAAAGCCCTCGATCCTGGGTGCCGCCGAAGATGTCGCCAGCGAGCAAAGCAAGCGCACCACGCTCGGCAAGAAGGTGAAAGAAGAACCGAAGCGCGTCAAGACTTCCGACGAAGTGATTCAACGTGCCAAGGAATACGCCGCCACGCTGGACCCGCAAGTGCGCACCGGCAAGATGTCGCGTGTTGCCTTTGTTCGTCACCTCGCCCTCTGGGAAGAGAAGGCTCTGCAACGCGGCGACGTGCTTCAGATCACTTCCGATCAGGCGCTAGGCATCAGCCCTGCCACCGCAAGCACGCAATTTCAATTCGCTCGCAGCAACCGCTTCACCGAGCATCAAGAGCGCAGCACGGACCGCAGCAGCGATGCCGAAATCCGCGCCGCCCGCAAGCTCGAAGCCGCGCAAGCAAAGGTGAAAGCCCGCGCAGAACGCGAAGTTCAGTACAAGCTGGATCGTGAAGCGAAAGAAGCGGCCCGCGCCAAGGCAGCAGATGAACGCGAAGCGATGCGTCGCGCCAACCTCGAAGCGAAAGAAGCACAACGCGTGAAGGCCGCGAACGAACGCGAGCAGATGCGTCGTGATGCCCGCGAAGCCAAAGAGCAAGCCCGGATCAAGGCCGCTCGCGAACGCGAAGAAATGCGTGACGCCATGCACGAAGCCATCCTGAAGGCCAAGCGTGAAGCACGCGAAGCCGCAGAGCGCGAAGCACAGGCCAAGCTCGAAGCCGCCGCAGGCGCGAAGGATGAAGAGTAAGACACAACCGCAGGGCGCTAGTCGCCCTGCCTCAAACAGAAAGGAAAGAACCATGACCATCGAACGCGCAAACCGCCCGTATGACCCCCAGGATGCCCGCAGCCGCGCCGAAGCCGCTGCACTAAGGCAAGCACCGCGTCGCGATCTCCCGCCGCCGCCTAAGCCCGGAATCACGCTCGGGCTGCTGGCCTGGACGCTGACCGGCGCGATCATCAGCATCACCGCCATCATCACTGCCGTCGTCACCCTTTGGCGATGAGCAAGCATCATCCGGACGATCAGCCGCCGACACCGCGAGACAAGCCGGTGCCGGTGAAGGATCGGCCAAACCGCCCACGCGAGCCGAAGCCTAAGTAGAAATCCTGATGGTTTCGGTTATTGCTGGGATACAATAGAATTCCCTCTCACACAGAAAGTTATCGTGAAATTGACCGTCTCTCCTATCTCCGAATCCGCGAATTCTCACCCGTATTACCCTCTCACCGTCGACGGCACGCGTGCAGAACTAATCGACATCGTTAATCAAGTGATCCTTGACGACGAGCAACTAGAACAAGAGTCAGTGCGATGCAACATGATGGGCACGCTCTCTGTTGATGCATCACTCGTCGATCTAGTTGCCTGGGTGAATCGACACAGCCGCGAGATCGCTGTGCAATTGGACAATAACAACTAGAAACAACTATTTGTGCCGGTAGTTCATCCGGCGTCAATTTTTGGGATACATTAACTCATCGGCTCACGGTGAGTCGATACAACAGAAAGCACGAAATGATCCGCCACCTCGAAATGACTCCCGCCAAGACCTACGCAACCCGCGAGAACGCAATCACCGCTGTGAACAAGCGCTTCGGTGAACGCGTGACCTCTGAGAATGGCGAGCGTCTTGACTTCGTCGTCGTGGCAAATGCCGAAGGCCGCTTCTTCCCTCTTTTCCTGGGCGAGCGTGCAATACAGGCAGGCATGCACTTCTCTTTCTGCGTCGCTAACTAAATCAAAACAAGCGGGCACGTCGTTCGATGTGCCCACAGGAGAACTGTCGGTGTCTTATTTCAAGAGCATTCCTGCGCGTCCGAATTGCATCTACTGCGGCAAGCCCGTCGCCGATGAAGCATGGGACGAAGAGTCGTATAGTTGGTTCGACTACGGCCCGAACTGCATGCTGTCGCATCCGAATGGCCGGTATGGCGTGAAGATGATCGAAGGTAAATTGTCGATCATCTACGCTGTGAAGATGACAACGATGCGTCGCGCCGAATCAATGGCCGACTACCTGACGAAAATGAATCCACAACTCAAGGGCAAGGTCACCTTCGAGCCCGTCGACCTGGGCAAGGGTGTCGCCTACGAGTGCAAGAGCAACCACCACTGATCAACAACGAAGAGCAAACACAATGAGTTTTGAGAAATACGCCAGCAACATCGCCGAAAAGGCAGAAGCACGCGCCGCCGCAATCGCAGCGATGCGACCACTCTACGAAGCAGCACGCAAGCGCATCATGCCCGACCTAAAAGAGCATGGTCTTGTCGAGGCCATCCGTCGCCACGAAATGCGCAAGCTCGCGATTGACCGCGCCATCAACGACACAATCTGAAACAAAGAAGATGAGCCTGAGCTTATCGGCGACGGCTTAATTCCTCTTATAATTCGTTATCGCATCAAATGTTTGGTGCGATAAACCCAAACACAGAAAGGCCTCCCATGAACAAACTTCTCGCACTCTCTAATGCCGACATCGCCAAGGTCGCGCCCTCGATCTTCTCCGAAGAACCCGCACCCGGCGCATCTTCCCGTTATCAATTCGTGCGCACTGCCGATGTCATCGACACCATGCGTCAAGTCGGCTTCGAAGTTGTGCAGGCGTCGCAGTCGAAGACCCTGGACGCCAACAAGAAGCCCTACGCAAAGCACCTAGTGCGCCTCGTGCATCGCGACTACCTCGAAGGCAAGTTGCAAGTCGGCGACTACATACCCGAAGTCGCTATGACGAACAGTCACAATCGCACGTCGGCTTACGAAATGATGGCAGCACTCAAAGTGCTAGCCTGCCTCAATGGCATGATGCTCACGTCTTCTGACTATGGTCGCATTCGCGTGCTGCACAACGATCCGAAGATGATGGATCACATCATCGACGGCACCGATCTCATTCGCGAAGTGCACGCGAACCATGCGCTGCCGCGTATCGAGAAGATGCGAGCAATCGAGTTGAGCAAACAACAAGCCCTCGAATTCGCCACAGGCGCGACGCTGCTGAAGTGGGGTGAGAAGCGTGAAGATCACGCCGCGAGCCTGCTGAATATTCGTCGCGTCGAAGACGACAACATGACGCTCTGGTCGGTGTTCAACCGCGTGCAAGAGAACGCCATGAAGGGCGGCTATGCTTCCCAGGACCGCGCAGGACGCAACGTCACCACCGCAGGCATCAACTCGGTGAACCGTGACATTGATTTCAATCACGGTATCTGGACCTTTGCTAACCGCGTGTTGGACATCGTCGCAGCGTAATCATCAAGGGGGCTTCGTGCCCCCTTCTTCAAACAGAAAGCACATCATGGCTAGCAATTTCAGCGTAGGTCTAATGACCTTGGCTTTTTTATTTTTCCTCATCGCCCTTTACTTCGTGCCAATGGGCGTCGCAATCGCCCGCAAGCACCGCAACACCGGCGCAATCGTCGCACTCAATTTGTTTCTCGGTTGGACAATGGTCGGATGGGTGCTTGCGCTTGTCTGGGCATTGATGGTGCCTCACAAAGAACACTGCGCATCATGACACCCTGGAAAGATTGGCCCGAAGAGCAGAAGAGCCGCGTGCGCAAAGAGATTGCGGTGTGCCTGGGTACACGCTGCATCGAAGAGCGTCCGCAAGTCATTCACGCCGCGCTCTATGAGCTATACCCCTATGCCGTACAAGACCTCGAATACGATGCGCTTGTGCGCGACATCTTTGCCGATGTCCGAAGCATCAGCCCGTCATGCGAACACACCATGCGAAAGGATCATCATGACTGAATATCGACACACCGCCGACATGGGCGAAATTTCCGGCTTTGGTGGCGGCTATGAAGCCGTCTGTCAGGACATGCTGCATGCCGGTGTGTCATGGATCATCGAAAAGAAGATCGGTAGCGATGATCTCAAAGCGCACGGATTCAAAGGCGTCTACGGCATCATCGAGCCGGACAACGACACTACCCGAGAACTTGAGAAGGTGCTCGCAGAAGCCGCGCACGGTGACTGCACAGGCGCGATGATGCATGCTGTCATGATGCGCTGTATCTTCGTCTCTCATCATTCCTGGGACGAATACTGCACGCAGATGCGCGCCTTCGAAGAAGAGAGCCGCAAGATAGGCAAGACAGTCGAGGGCTTTTAATGGGCTATCGCATGACACATTCGCTTGGCAAGGGGCTCATCGCGTCTCTGTCATTCAGCAGACCCGGCGAATACATGGTGCACAATGCAGCAGGCAAGTTCATCACCTATGCACGCACCCTCAAGGCAGCAAAAGAATTCGCGAAGAATTATGTTGTGCCGGTAGCGGCAGGATGAATAACTGAGCTATAATTCGTCATCAACACAGAAAGGCAAAACATGAAACTCTCTCACGCAAACAGATTCGCAGTCGGCACCACGATCCGCGCATACGAATTCCAACCGATGGCAGGCCGCAATGACTGCTACCATGAAGGCAAGATCGTCGACGTTTGCAATCGCGAACATGGGTATGACGCATACCTCATCGAAGTCACGCGTCATGTCTTTGACGGTCAGCCGGAATCGTTTCGTGCAGGCTTGCAAGTCATCGTGCCGCACCTCGTCGCGTACCGCGAATATTCGCACCGCATCGTGCCGGTGTAGGCCATAATACGGCACCATGAAAACCATAATCGTCGCGAGCGTCCTGGGCGCTCTGCCGCTGGCTCTGCCCGCTGCGGAATCTGATCAGAGCGTCGGCACCTGTTTCGCCTACATGATGCAAAACGGATACGGCAACGGCGCTAGAGTTGTTGCGCGAAAGACGACGGACCTCGAAGCCGCACAGTATTACGTGCTCACGGCACTACGAAGCAAAGTCACCACCTCCGACGGTGTTGCCTCTTGCACTAAGCTCGGGATTGATATGCGACCATACAAGCCCGTTCCTGTAATGACAGCAACGCAGAAAGAATGATCATGCCTATTCATCATACGTCCATCGCAGAAACTGGCTCAATGAGAACCGAAGCCGCACCCAAACCCAAACCGCCGCCGCCACCACCTCCGCCACCCACACCCACACCTAAGACGAAGAAGAAATGAACAAGCCCAATGATGATGATCCTCCGGTGCTTACTGTTCATGTCTCTCCTTCTTATCGCCCTGGATGTCAACATGAATGGTGCTATCGCACAGACCGTGATGCAAATGGTAAGCTGGTGACCGAAGACCCGCAACACTGCATCAGATGCGGCATGTCCTTTACTCGCTACATCTTCACCGAGTGCCCATGACGCATGTCGACACCGCAAGCTGATCTCTTCTGGGAGACGCTTCAAGAGAAGCCCGTAGGCACCTATAACCGGCGCATGACGCCCGCGATCCCCGAGACGGGATGGCGGGCACCGGCCGAATTCCCCAGGCTCACAGACGCCCGCGTGTTGGGTTTAGACACCGAGACGAAAGACCCGGCATTGTTGGAGAAGGGTCCAGGGTTCCGGCGCGAGGGCGAAGAGGGCGCGTACATCGTCGGCATGAGCGTAGGCACGCTTGACGGCCAGCGATGGTACTTCCCCATGCGGCACACCGTCGCGCCCGAGCAGAACCTCGATCCGGCGCACGTGCTCGCCTGGGCACGCGACAACCTATGCACCGAAGGGCAAACCAAAGTCGGCGCGAACTTATCCTACGATGTCGATGCTCTTTGGTCCGAAGGTGTTCCTGTCACCGGGCCATTCATCGACGTACAGCATGCAGAAGCGTTGATTGACAGCAACCGCTTCACATACAATCTCGACGCACTCGCGACAACATACCTGAGCGAGACGAAGGTGAAGAGCAAGCTCGCCAAGTGGATCGAGCTTGCCTACGGTGATGACAACTATCGAGCGTACATCCATGCCGCGCCGCCCTGCCTAGTCGGTCCCTATGCAGAAGGTGACGTTGACTTGCCGCTGCGGATATGGGCGAAGCAACGCGTGATCCTTGAGCAGCAACTCATGCTCGGATTGTTCGACCTTGAGACTGAGTTGATCCCGATGATGGTACAGATGCGGCAAGCCGGTGTGCGTGTCGACATCGAGTATGCGAAGCGCCTGGACGACGAGCTAACCGCTGCCATCCTTGCCGATGACATGCGCCTGCAAGCCGTCTCCGGTGGCGTGCTGCACAATCTCGACCCAGACAAGGACATCAGCAAGACCGATCTCGCCGCGCTGTTTGATGCGGCCGGTGTTGTCTATCCGAAGACCTCGACGGGTAAGCCCTCGTTCGTGAAGGAATGGTTAGAGCGTGTTCAGCATCCGGCCGGTGAACTTGTGCGACACCGTCGCCAGATGCAGAAGTACCGTAACACGTTCGTGCGTTCGTACATTCTTGACAAGCACATCAACGGTAGAATCTACGCACTCTTTCATCAATTGAAGGGCGATGAGAACGGCACGATCTCAGGCCGCTTCTCTTCATCACTGCCGAACCTACAGAACATTCCGGCACGCGATGAGTATTGGGGTCCGAAGTTACGTGCGCTGTTTATTCCCGAGAACGGCGAACAATGGGTTCGACATGATTGGTCGCAGATCGAGTATAGGTTTCTGGCTCATTACGCTAGGGGATCATCAGGTGAAGCGGTGCGCGAGCGTTACCGCAATGATCCGTCGACCGACTTCCACGAAATGACGCTCGACCTCGTTGCACCGTTCGCTAAGTGGGACATTAGCACGAAGACACTGCGCAAGCAATGGCGCAAGCCTGTGAAGAACATTAACTTCGGTCTTGTGTACGGTATGGGCATCGACACGCTCATTGCATATCTCGGACTCTCACGCGAAGAATCAGAAGAGATCATCTATCAATACCACAACGCTGTGCCGTTCGTGCGCAAGACATACAACAGCGCAAAGAGTCGTGCGGAAGAGCGAGGCTTCATCACGACCTTCGGCGGCAGGCGGGTGCGCTTCGATCTCTTCGAGCCACGCTACAGCGCTGTAAAAGGCAAGGCAAAGCGCTACGATGATGCCGTGGAAGAGTGGGGCAGCAACGTCTCTCGCGCTTATACTCACAAGGCACTGAACGGCTTGCTGCAAGGCAGCGCTGCGGACCTCATGAAAGTAGCCATGCGGGACATTCATCGCAGCGGTGCGACAAAGGTTGTCGGTGTGCCGAAGCTCACTTGTCATGATGAGTTAGGCCACAGCGCCAACAACACGAAAGCACACCGTGAAGCTATCGACGAAGTCCAACACATCATGCAGAACTGTATGAAGTTGAGTGTGCCTATCATCGCGGAACAATCACGCGGTACAAATTGGGGAGCGTGTGTATGATCTATGAACTATGGTCGACGAAGACTGACATGATGCTAGGCATGATAGATGTGCCGCAGCACGTGAGCGAAGAGATCGGCGAGCGTGTCGTCATCAGAACAAAGGGAACGATTGAGACGCACGACGGCAACAGATACAACGCGATTGAAGCGTTGATGTGCAAGATGAAGAAAGACGGCAAAGAGTATTGGGCACTCGAAACAAACTTGCCGCGCATCTTCATCCATCGACTCGAAGGCTTTGCGCCGAAGCTAGAGCGGCCGAGCCTCGCGCAGATGAACTACATTCAACAAACAGGGAGCAGCGACTAATGGAAGACCTGACAAAATTCCCGCCCGTATGGGTCATCATCAACGACGGGAAAATCGTCGCCACGAACGACGAACCCTGCACCTTGTACGGCATCAGAAGCATACGCTATGCACCGGCAGAAGAACTACTATGCGTATCATTGCGGACTGCATTTCAACTCGGACAAGACTATTGGCGACTAGCCGATAGCGATTCACCAAGACAGCAAAAACTTGCCGAAGAAGCGCTTGCCGCGTTCAACAAACTGATCGAGGCAATAAAAGCATGAGTGACGCATACGACAAGATCGACCACTACTTGCGCAACAGTCTCGACGACACCTACTACGCGGACTATTCAGCGGCACTCGATGAAGTCTACGCAGGCAATCAGCTAATGCGTGACTTGCTGATAGTCGCTGAACATCTGCACTTGTGGGTTAAGGCAGTGCCGGAAGATACGCCGCTGCCCGCGATGCCTGGGCTGTGCGGTGAGTTCATTGAAGGCACCATCGAACGCGCACGTGCGTATCTTCGCGATGGATGAAGTCGGCTTCTGGTCAGAGCGCATCCGGCCGAACCTGACGCGGTGTTGTCAGATGGCAGGCTTGCGCTTTCATCTTGAACGCGTCGAGAACATCGTGAACGACGGCACACCCGATGTCGACTACGTCATCGACGGTGTGCCGGGTCAGATCGAACTGAAGTTCAGCGACACCGCGCCTGTGCGGGATACGTCCCAGGTGCTCGGGATCGGGCACGGCATGCGCCGGTCCCAGATCATCTATGCGTCGCGCCGGACCTGGGCAGGCGGGCGGCTGTGGTGCCTGATCGGCAATCAGGCCGCGACATGGCTGATCGACCTTCGCGGCATGAGCCCGCAGGAAATGGATGCCCTAGCCGTCGCCAGTGCCGCAGGACTGCGTCAGATCGCGTCGTGGCACTGCGCCGGACGCCTGGGTGTTACCTTGCCCCTTGCTTTGATTGAGCGCCTGCCTTCGGCGCATCCTCGTCCTCTTCATCCTTCTCAGGAAACAGCGGCACGTAGGTGACAGCGTTCGGCTTCACGCCCACCGATCCGGCGAAGGCGGCAACTGCTTTCTCCGCTTCGCCTCGCGTCTCGAAGGTCTTTGATCCTTCGGCAATCGTCGTGTCGCCGCTGTCGCTCTTGAAGCGCCAGGACCATACGCCGCTTGAACCCTGAGTGACTTCGATCTTCATGCTACTAACTCCTAGTCTGTTGAACGTGTGCGTGAGCCAAGCGCACTAGGTGGTTCTCGACGGCTCGCAAAAGATGACCCGAGCCAGAAGGCCCCAATGGTTGACAGCGATCCAATGATAGCAGTCACGACGATCAAACGCACTTCGTCGGTGTAAATTTGTCCGCCGTTTTCCCTGAGAATTTCCCACGGAAATAGGACCACGAGAACCATCATGACAACGAGTGTGAGCATGACGATAGAAATGACAAAGGCCGGTTGCGTCAGCAGCGATAGCGGTTGCCCTTCAGGCGTGCGCATCTGCGCGACTGCAATGCTGTAGTCACGCGCCGCCGCGATGCCGCCGCCGCCTGCCTCTTGAATGTTCAAGTAGTTCTTCTCGATAGCTTGCTTCACCGCTGTTGCTTGAACAGGATCGGCCTTGATCGCTTCAATCACCTCTTGTTCGTTCTTTGCGCCGATGGCATCTTTCGCCACAGCGAACACAGCTTCAGCCGCCGCTATATTGCGCTGTGATACCTCAGAGCCCGAGCCGAATATCTTTGTGAGTTGCGGTACGAGTTGAATGAGCGTCGGCAACAATGCCGCGACAATGGCCGGTATGGGCATAGCTTTTCCCTGCTGTAGTTCAACACCGAGATCGGTGCTGCCTTTCGTGATCTCCACTGTCTTGCTCGCGATGTGCGGCAACTTGGCCGGGAGGCTCGCTACTGGCAACATGGCCGGTTCATGCGCGGCATCTTCATTCATCAACAGACCGCCCGCCTCTTCGTATTCTCGTATGAATTCCTCCGGTGTGACAACTGGCTGACCGTAGGGTGAACCGGGCAAGCTCGCCCACTCTTTATTGCACTTCAACACCGCATTACTGATGCGACCCTCGACAACATCTTCGAGAGCCTTGCGGCCATGAATCAACGCGATTGCGGCAAGGTCTTGTGTCGGTGGCTCGAAGTTGATGAAGCCGTATTCGCCACATAAACCGAGCCAAGTTTTTTCAAGAATTTGGTAAGCACCCGCCGCAGTCGACGTGAGCCGCTTGCCGTTTTTGAGTGTGACTGTCGTGCGAATGCGCGGGTGATCGGCGAAGTCGTCGAACGTGCTGTAGACACCGTCAACACCCAGGAACAACTTACCGCCGAACAGCGTGCGGTATCCATCCTCACCCTGCGTGCCCTCGCCGAAGCGCAGCGCCCACAGGAACGCCCGCACGTTGCGCTTGACGATGTAATCGGTGAGCGTGATCGACATCAATAAAACTTCGACTTACGCGGTGGCTTGTAGTCGGGTCGGTGTGGAACAACCCACAGCATCTTATGCCACATGGCAAGACAATAGAGTGCAAGTGCGATTGAAATCCACAGAGCGTCTTGTTGAATTTCTTCACGAAGAAACACGTAATAGGACCGCGAGAACGCACCCAGGCTAACACCGGCCAATGCAACGACCTCCATCACTGTCTTGCGCACGTAGCCGGAGAAGCTCGCAATTAGAGCCGTGATGCCGATGAAGAACCAACAGGCCGAAGATAAATGTGTGAGGTCCATTACTTGTCTTCATCCTTCTTCGGTGGCGGTATGCCTCGACGCAACCATGCATCAAGAAAACCGGATACCGCATTCGTCGACTGCACCCACTCCCACACGCGGCTAAGCACCGACATACCGAACAGTCCCAGGAGAAAACCTGTCAAGCCGGGAGGCAACGCGAGCCACTGTGAAACCCAATCAGTTGCATAGAAAGAGAAGAACGCACCACCAATGACCATTAGTGTGCGGTCGACAATTGTGCCGCTGACAAATTTCATCGACGCGAGAGCACCAGCAACACCGGCTAGACGCAGCACCCACTCTTGTATGCTTTCCCACATCACTACGCGCCGCCGCCGCCTTCGCCGCCTGGGCCTAGGCTCGATAGAACCAGAGGAATCGTCCTAGTGTCTGACATCACGCCATCAGTTGTCGTCACGACAAGCGTGTCGTTGTAGGTCATGTTTATGTATGGGCTGTAAAGATAGATTTCATTCAATGCATTATTGATTGTCGTTACATCGCCAACAAACGTGAGAACTTTCCCACCTGTGCCTCTTGTGATAGTTGATTTTCCTTTGCTCAAAGGATTAGCGCCGATTGTGACTTTGAATTGATTGATGAATGCCCAATTCACAACGACATCTGTGTTTGCACTCCAAGCGTTCACGCCGCGAATAGTTGGCTGCGCAGCGACGACCTGTCCCCATTCGCGTGTACATTCTGCCAGCGTCAGACTGGTCGCGTAATCATAGTACGTCGACAAACCAATCACGACCTTTGACGCGGGTATTTGTGTGTCAGTTATGAACTGAAGCACCTTGTTCGATACAGCGTACTGCGCCTTGAATGCAGCATTCTCCATAAATATCTGCTGGCAGAACGTCAGGCAGTTTGCGTTGTGCAGTGCAGTAGCGATGTCCTTCACTTGTTGGCTTGCTGGGTTTTGCCGGAACGTATAGACGATGTTGAACCCGGCACCATACGCCGCTTTCAATTGCTGCGCGATATACACTGCTTCTGTTGCGAGACTCAAGCCGGTCAAGTCACCGTCATAGTTCTGGAAGTCAACGCCGTCAACGCCATTAAGATAGTAAATGTATGGCTTGATAGAGTTCAACAAATTGTCCGACTGTTCTCGCGTCGTATAGTTAAAGCCGCGTGTTCCGGGTCCACCGATAACTAAGAAGCACCTTTGTCCTCGTGCTCTTACTTGTTGAAGATCATGCGGGGCTAGACTGCCAATAGCATGAGGCCACCCCATCGCACCATTGCTCATGTGATTCATTCGAACAATACCGATGCATGTGTAGTCTATCGACACTGATTTAATTGGTAAAGTACCGGAGGCATCCCAATAACAATAAACAACCTTCGCCGGAAGATTGTCGGGTTGAAGAGTAGGGCCGGTGCCCATAGCGGTCATATATTGCATCGACCCATAGGTGTCCGATAGCGTAGTTGTGATAGGCGCTTTATATGCAGTGGTGATCTGTATTCTGTCGTCCACTTCCCAGAACACAAAGCAGGCTGGTCCTTGGTCATTGGCAACGTAATATGAATTCGGCGGCATCCGCTGTACTGGCGGAAGCTCTTGTGCTCTAACGACAATAACGATGTCGTCAGTGTCCGTCAGCGGACCGTCCGTAGTTGATATTGTGAGTTTGCCATAGCCCCAGAAGCCAGAATTCGGTTTATAGACCAACGTGCCGAGCGCTGCGTTGATCTGCGGTTGTGTGCCGACAAGTGTCATGAGCCCTGTGTTGTTGCCCGTAATAGTTCCGCCACCGGCAATTGACACATTGACAGTACCGCCCACTGTCGTCAGCGTTGTCGTGAGCGAGGCCACATCTGGATCGTACACACGAATGTTATCGGCCGAGAAATTAACATTCGTGAGGTAGGGAGTCAGCTTCGTGAGAGTCGGCACGGTGTTCGTCGGCCCAGGCGGTATATAAACGGGCGCTGTCCCTGACACAGTAATATCGAAACTGTCGATGTCAATGTTCTCTCCGTCATTGATGCGCAGAGTAATCGTAGCAACACCGCTGAAACTTGTTGGCGGCGTCCAGCGCATGCCGTCCAGTGCGCGATTGATGCTAGCCGGTGAACCAACAACAATGATCTTATTGCTCTTGTTGTTCGAGATAATCACACTTGAATTCACCATGACTTCAAGCATTCCTGTACTCGTCGTGAGTGTTGCAGTGACCAGCGGTGTATCAGTATCGGCAACCGTGACTGCGTTATTGCCCGCGACGGTGAAGTGCTTGATTGTGTCGATGTATGTAGTCTGCCCCGATGGCACGGAATTAACCGGAGGTGCATTAGAAGCCGGTGCCGGTGCCGGAACTCTTATCGGCGACCCTGCATAAAAACGTAGACCCATGATGCTGCTTTCTTTAGACTGAGGTCATTCGGAACATGCGAAAGCCGATGCCGTCGCTCGAAAGAATTGCGGCATTGCCTGCGGCGATTGTCTTCTGCGTCACTGTACCCGCGCCATCAATGAAGAAGCCCACAGCAGCCACATTGATTGTTGTCGTACCCGACACAGCATTCACGATCATCGAGAAGCCGTCAACAATACATTCTGGATGAACTGTCATCGTCACTGTTCCTCGCACGTCGGCGCAGCACCCGTTGTCGCCAAGGCGTATTTGCCTATTCGCTGTCACGTCTGTGCCTGTTGTGTCGAGGTTTGACGGGTCAGCACGCACACGCGGTATCCCGGTGTTGTGAAGATCGTTCAGCCGGTCGATGTAATCTTTGCGGCCATACTCAAAGGGGCGATTGGTTGCCATCACACTTCCTCCATCGCAACTCGTGCGGTATAGATGTCGTAATTGGGTTGAGACAACTGTACGCTATCGGCGAACTTGCCCCACAATTGATAACTCTGCTCAAGTAGTTTGTCGTCGCTCTCAGGAAACAAGCTCACAAACAATGACTCTGTCGTTCCGTTCACGCGAGCTAGACGCAACATGGCGGCACGATCTTGCGAGTCCATGTTGCTCAATTCAAACTCGATGCGTCGCCACTTCGGCCCGCGCTCGCCGCGCAAGTCACCGGCTTCTGTACGCGTGCGCCTGCTTGAATCCACGTATGTGACATTGTGTCCGAAGTTGAAGTTATAGCGCGGTGACCAAACAGGACCAGCAATCAAGCGGCCGACTTCGATATACGTGTCCGGATTATCGAGATCGAAGAGGTGAACTTCGAGTTTACGCACAGCATGGTTACCCGGTATCCAGACAACACCGTAGCCGCCATACCCGTAGGCGAACAGAGAAGCACCGCCACGCTGATAGAAGTTCTCGCCAAGGGGCGAGCCCCACATGAACTGACCGAGCCCAGGAGGTGCCGCGCACTGCACCGCACCTGTGTCGAATATGGGCCTTACATCCGTCTCATACGTATAGCCAACAACGCGCATGGTTGCTAGCGACGTGAGGTTATTGAATGCAGCGACGACACAACTGATCGTCTCTGCCTGAGGCCACATACAGACAACACCGGCATTGACATCGAGTGCCCGCCACACCTTGGCCTTGAGGTCCGAGTAGAGGTTTGCGACCACCAGCGATCCCGCTTCACTCGACGCAATAAGTGATGCACGATCTACAGCGTTATCCCAAATCAAACGAATATTGCTCATGATATTGTCCTAGCCTATTTCTTCTATAGCCTTGAGGTCGACATACTCGATGCCCAAATGAGTTGTGCTGACACGTACCCCACCTGTCATGCGACCATAGACAACCGACGGATGCGATAGATTACTCGGGTAGTCGGTCATTTCGATTGTTCTAGTCAAATTCCCTGTGCCTCTAAGCACGATGCCGTGAGTGGGAATGTCCTGTTCTACGAACGACGTAAGCACATACGCTTGTTTCGCTTCGCTCCATGTTTTGGTATAGGCACCAACTTTCCATGTCACCGGATTATTGGCTGGGATGTCTTTGAGAATTACAGTCAATGTCTCGCGAGTAAGACTAGCATTGTTGCTAGGTATGATACGCCACGGTGAACCCGGAGGCGTCCTAGTCCATACGGCGACATCAGAAAGCAGTGTGATAGAAATGTTGGCTGCTGCGGCCTCGTTAGGTGGAGTCACAGCCACAGTACGCGCAGGAGAGCGCCGCATCGTTACGTCTCGTTCATTGACTACATCAGTCATTAGATTAGCACCCTGATAGTGACCTGTGTCGTTAGCCAATTTACGGCAACTGAAACGACTTGTCCTGTCTTGCCTTCAGACAAATTAAACCGGCGATGCTTGACCGTCATTGCCGCACCCACTGGCGTAAACATCAACCTCGCAAAGCCAACGAATTCATAGACGTGTCGTTGTTCTGATCGTAGCTTCACGCGCCTGTCGCATTCAGCCGAAGCACTCACCTTCTCAAGCAGTAGACAATTCTCTTGTTCCGATTCGGACCAGATACCGTACTTGTTGCGTGCTGTCTCTTCAGTGAGCGCAATAGTGAGCCATTCTTTCGCGTACATTGCCTTGTGTTCTTCCGGTACACCTTGCGATGTGTCTTCCTGCACTGTCCAATTTCTACAGTAGCCAAGACGAACACCGGGCACCATCGGCAAACGATCTGCGATATGCAAAGAGCCAGCAACCATATCCGACTCGGTAACGACAATCGGCGGCGTTACGTTCACTTCAGCGCCGATCAATGACACGTTATTAACGAACATCCATGAGTCAGTTTCGCCCGAAGTAGTGTCGTACTTGCGCAGCGCCACACGAATCCAAACGGTGTTCGGTGACGTGATCTTCGAATCGTAGACTCTCTTGTATGCGTCAAGAGTAGTGCCGCCGTTCTTCTCTACGTTGTTGAATGCGGTTGTCGAGAGAGGTGTCCTGTCAACTACTTCGCCTTTATCGTTGTACTCATAAAAGAGAATTGCGAAGCGCGCACGATGAGAGCCAGAATACGCACTCACGACATACCGCTTATTCGGTTCAACAGTAGCAGCATTACCGAGATACTCAAAGTAAGCATTGGGATTGTTCGCAATGCCCATTTGATGTGAATAGAACGTGTTTTGTCCTGGTATGAACCACCCGCCAGGAAGATTCAAACCGACATCGGCGTTAGGTGCAATACCGCCAACACCGCCGATGTAGGTCCAGCCGTCAAGCTGTAAAGAGAAATCGCCGTTGTACTGCAAGTTTATAGGAGTAGTATCTTCAGTCGGCGGCAATTTCAGCTTCACGAGTTGTGCTTTGCCGAGCGCCGTCATCGTTAGCCGTCCACCCACTGACCCGGCTATCTGCTGACACGCATCAAGCACCGTCGTTCGTTCAGTGGCGTACAAACCAACCGGCGCTTTGTTTCTTGTGTCGAAGTAATTGAAGTTGCTCACGTCGATGTCTTCCGCCGTGAAGCGATTGTTTTTCTCTGTGCCCCATTCTTTCATCAGACGTTGTGTGAGCGCAGCCACAGAACTGACGTAGCCTGTGCCAAACACACCGCCAGCCGTTCTGTCGCCTTGTACGCTGCAAGTGATCCGGCCAAATGGTTGCTTTTGCAACTGGAACGATGCCGGTGCACCAGCTAAAAAGTTGAAGGCAACAGGAATGCCGTTGTCGCGAACTTCAATCACACGCTCTGTCACGCGTGTGTGATAGACATAGATCAACGAAGCCTGTGACACGAGTACCGGCGTAATGTTATGGCACTCGCCAAACGTGATCGGTACAAGGCGACTCGCATTCGGTCCGGTGCCGCCGACCTTCATGTCGCTAAGAGGCATGTCAAGACGATAGAGCTTGTCGCGCAGTCGCACGTTCACGGTGTCGCGCACGCTGCTGTCGATGTCTTCAATGGTCCCATCAAATATTTGCCTGAAGTCTCGGCGCGGCCATGTCGCATCGCCGACGTATGCCTTGAACTCTTTGTAGAGCCACACACGATCAAACATCCAATCGAGATCGCCGCTGCTGTTGTCTAGTTCGATGTCTCCATACGATTGATTGCCCTGTAGATCGAGGTCGATAGCTTGCGCAAAATCAAGCCCACCGCGCATCAACGGTGCGTAGAAAACAGACAAAACGTCTTCGAGTTTCGTCACGAAGCTACTCGAAGCGAAGTACACAGCCTCAACCGCACCGCTCACCGGCTCGACGCACTTCGTCTCAATCAATATGACACGCACTGCACGATCATCTTCTATCCACGCGTTAAACTGTGCGTCTGTCACTGCTGCCCGCAGCACAGGCAACGGGAAGACTATCGGCGGCTTGACGATACTCGGGACAAGATCAACAGTCAGCCAGGACTCACGGTCCCAGAGATACCGCGCCGGATTCGCTTGCGACGCATAGCCGTACCGATGCGTCGTCGCTGGCGTCGAGACAGTGTACGTCCTTGGCAGCGCCGCTGACGTATGCGTGTTCGGTACATATATCGACGGCAACGAGACAAGATACGATGTCGGCAACGCAACAGAGAATGTTGCGCGACCCGATTGCACGTTCGGTGTGACAACATCGTATCTCGTCGGCCATGCAATCGAATTCTTTGTCGGAACACCGACGGTCGATGTCGGCACGGTGACGGTGTAGGACGTGCCATTAGCAATGCTGTTCTTGTTGACAGCGCTGCCACCCCATGCGCCCGAGAGTTTGAATTCAAACAGCAACGCAGCACTGACAATATTCGCGCCGCCCGAAGTCGTCGTCGACATTCCAGTGACGATGTACTCTATAGGCAGCGCCGCAGAAGTGCGGTCGAAGCGTGTTGTCGTCAGTAGTCCCGAAACACTGAACGTGAACGAGAACGGCAACGCAACCGATGAACGAAGCGCGTAGCCGAAGGATTCAAGAGCAAGCGACGAGTATGTCGCCTTCGTCGCATCACTAGGAACGAATCGCGCAAAACCATCCGTCGTGTCTTTTCCGCTGTAGCTGTATGTCGCTTGAAGTGCGTTGGAAAAATAGACAATAAGCTGACCGCTTGTTGCCGATACACCCGACCAGCTATACAAAGCCTTGGATGCATCGGAAACACGCGCAAGCGATGCGAACGATTCAACCGCGTTGACGCTGTAGGATGTCTTCGTTGCGTCAGATACAAAAACGCGCCCGAGCGACACCGTCGACGAGAACGCAGAGAGCGTGTATTCAACCGGCAGCGCCGCCGATGCTTGTGCAATCGGCTTGATGTAGACCGTGTTCGTCGTCGTCGCATAAGCGCCCAGGTATTCCGCGTTCCCGGCCGACGCGAAGAACGCAGCACGAGCGCTCGTGAGCGTCGACGGTGTGACCGCGTAACCCGCTGGCAACGCAGTCGATGTGTAGACGCGCCCGAGCGAGATCGTCGTTGCTGTCGGGCTGTAGGCATACGTCGAGAACCCGGCAGCGACGGCAAAGCTCGACGTAATCGGCAACGCGGCTTGCGAGAACGATCCAGGCTGCGCGTTCGTGACCCTGCCGATGCTCCCATAGCCTGGACCCGGATCGAGCGCCCAGGAGCCCGCAACCGCGACACTCGCCCAGGATCGGCCCGCAGTCGTCAGCGCGGCCGGTGTCCAGGCGAACCCGGCAGGCAGCGCAGTGCTCGCGACTTGCCGCGCCGCCGCTGTCAGTGTGGCCGGTGCCAGGGCATAGGCTGCGGGCAGCGCATCGCTCGTGATCCGCCGCGCCACTGTTGCCGCTGTCAGTGTGGCCGGTGCCAGGGTGTAGCTAGTCGGGTCTGCGCTCGATGTGATTGCGCCGCCGACACCGACGGTTGCGGTGTTGACACCGTCGATCTGCAACGGCAGCGATGTTGTGCCGCCGACGTTGACGTATATCCAGGTGATGAACGAACAGGCCGACGCATCAATCGGCAATGTGTTCGTAAGAGCAGAATATCGAACAACCCATTGACCCGCAGTCGGCGGATTAGAAGCGGTGCCCGGTGCTGATTCGAAGTATGTTGTTCCGGCTCGCTCGCTAATGCGCAGCCATCTATGGGTATCGGAGAAAGCGGCCGGGGCTGCGGCTACTTCTGCAACCCATTCGAAAGCACCGTTCGTGAATTTATGTATTTCTAGCGAACCGTTGGTGCCAACTGCCCACTCTATGTAGTTATCGCCTGCTGATATAAGACCGAGCGAAAAGCTATTGGCAGCAGGATCACCGACTAGCCGCCAGGGTTGAACAACCTTGGCGAATACGCCACTCTCTCTGAGGTCGAAGAGTTCTTTCGATTGCAGAGAACACTTTGCCCCTGATATTCCATTGGTGACAGAAAAGACGGCAACGCCGCCTGAAGCCGTGACCGAGCCATTAACACCGGACGCAATCCACTTGTTTGTATCGAGCGCTGCCCCAAAGTTTTCTGTGAGCGTCTCAATCAGTTGCCGTCCAAGTCCTGCTCTGACACCTGTCGCATCGAACGCGCCGAGCGTGTATTGGGCCGGGAGCGCTTGCGATGTGATCGACTGCTTGACCGCACCTGTCGCATCTTTTGCAGCGAGAGCGTATGAGGTCGATAGCGCCGACGATGGAATGCTCGCCGCCTTGATGCCTGTTGCATCGAATGCACCGACCGTGTATTGAGCCGGTAGCGCTGTCGATGTAGTCGCGATTGCGGCAGACGTTGCGGTATTGATGCCGTCAATCTGGAAAGGTGCCGTCGTTGTCGCGCCAAGGCCGATGTATATCCAGGCAATGAACTGACACGCCGATGGATCAACCGACAACGTGCTAGCAAGAACAGAGTGACGGACAACCCATTGACCCTCAGTCGGCGGGTTCGAAGCGCTGTTAGGTGCCGACTCAAAATATATTGTTCCGGCATTCTCTCTGATGCCCAGCCACCTGAAGGTATCAGGAGTTGCGTAAATGCCAGTAGCTATTGCTGCGAGTTCACCGTCCCACGCGTCATTCGTGAACTTGTGAATCGCTAAAGTGCCAGCGGTATTGAATGCCCATGCGACATAATTTTCACCGGCTGATTTAACGCCGAGCGAATAACTATTGTTAGGCGGATCACCTGTCTGCCGTAACGGCTGAACAACCTTCGCAAATACGCGACTACCTCTAAGATTGAAAAAGTTCTTCGAGGTGAGATTGCACTTCGCGCCAGCTATTCCATTGGTGACTGCAAAGTTAGCAACGCCGCCTGAGACAGTGACCGAGCCGCTAACGCCCGATGTCGTCCACTTATTGGTGTCGAGTGGTGCTTCGAAGTTTTCTGTGAGTGTCGAAATTAGCGGCACCGACACGCTGTAAGTGCCTGTCGCATCGAACCCGTTAAGCGTATACGATACAGGCGGCGTCGCACTGCTCGAAAGAACACTGCTTGCGCGTGTATCGTATGCGGTCGACGTTGCATAACTTGCAATGTCCGCAACGCTTGTGACGCTGACTTTTATACCTACAGTCGATGTCGCATCGAACGCTGCCATCGGTGTGAACGTCAGCGGTCCGGCTCTGATCTCGATATTGTCCGATGCGCTACGTGCCGTCACCGCGTAGCTCGGTGCAGGCGTCGGCATGCTCGTTGTGTTTCTCGACACCGTCGCTGCGGTATTCAAGCTCGGTGTGTATGCGTAGCTCGTAGGCAATGCGATGCTGCTTGTCAGAACCGGCGCACGCGCTATTGTCGACGTTGCATCGAATGCAGACAACGCTGTATGCGCGAACGGTGTTGCGACACTGCTAAGCACTGCGACATCAGTTGTCGCATACAGTCCCATCGGCGCATAGATCAATGGGTCCGCAGTGCTGGGAGTGTTCACGCCTACAGGCCCGGTGTAGAACGCCACCGTTGTTGCTGTGGGCTCTATGTAGGCCGCAGTATCATTGACGGACGCTGTCTGCACATACGCCGTAGCCATCGTCGCATCGCCCCACGACCAAAATTCATAGACCAGAACGTCGCCGTTCTGCACAGTGAATGAATTAGCTACGGCTACTTTGCCTTCGGCTATGATCGGCCCGCCGCCTGCATACACAACCCGCACTAGCGGATTGGTGCTGCCGTCAAAAACATACTGTATCGCACCCGTAGATGGACGATAAAAATAAAGCGTCGGACGATGCATCGTGCCAGCAGCAGCATTGGTGCATCCCAGCGACATATACAGATGCCACGTCTGCGCGGGAAATTCCTGTGCGGCTAATGGCTCAGAAGTGAAGCGCCCAAAATAAATTGACTGCGGGTCTGTGCTAGCAATAGAAGTGACAGTTAGAGCGGTCAACGGTGTTGCTGATACAGTCCCGAGCGACTTCTCGACATTGGCAGTCGCGTGATCCTGATGCTGCGCAACGGGCAGTGAGACAGCCTTCCTCGGCCATGTCGGGACAACACTCGGCGCAGTGGTGTTGAAGTAGAAACGCGTGCCCATTACAGATACTCGCCGCTATGCAACGTGCAGCCAGGAAACAAGCCAATGAATTCAGGCGTCACAGGACAATCGAGCACCGGAGCCGGACCGACTGCGCCCACACAACACGCGCCACAATGATTGCAGACACCGTCGATCCTCCACCTCACGCCCGAATGGGGCCTGAGGTAGATGATGCTCGTTGGCGTCTGCGACTCGATGACGACGCCAGGGTCGCAAGTTTCGGTGTATGCCACCGTACTTTATGCGTCGGTGAAGATCGTGCCGGGTGTCGTGTTGTTGAATTTCACGGTGAACGAGTCACCGTCATTCAGTGTCACGTTAGAGCCGTGATCCCACCACATCACGAGCGCATCAGCCGGTGACGTTGCGCTGTCGTTGTAGATGCCGTAATAGCGGAACGGTCCAATCGCTGCACCCGCTGCTGTGATGACCACCTGATTAGCCGCTACAAGCGCTGTGCCTGCCGGACTCTCTTGGACAGCGAGAGGAATGACCAGGGCAACACCGCCGCCCGCGCCGCCTGTGTAGCCGGTGCCGGATGTCGCGAGTTGCGCTGCTTGCGACAACATCGTGTGAGTCGCGAGGGGCAGCGTAGCGCTCAAGAACAATTTGAACGTGTGCGACGACCAGTTGTGCACACCCTTGTTCTTTTGAATAACGTAGTCGTTGTACTTGAATGCTGTTGGCATTTGATTTCACTCCTTAGGCCAATACGGGCCGTGAACGGGATTGATAGGAACGCTGACGAGCGGCCCGTATGGTCGCTTCGCTTTGCACTTGTGCTGACTGCTGCGCCGCTGTGAACGTCGCGCCGATTGTATTCCCTGCATCCTGCCGATTCTCTCTGCGCAGGGCAGTCACCTCTTGCCGCAGTGCACGCAACTCCCCTGAGAAGTCCGGCAGGCCGCGAATGAAGTTCGACTCGTTTTGTGGCAGAACCATTTCTTCTTTGTGAAGCAACGCAGGATAGTTGTTATACGGAACCCGCGACAAGCCTTCGGCATGCGGGTATCCAAGAACATACGGTGTTCCTTTGCCGGTCACCGAAAGGAAATCTCGAAGTGCCTGATCGACGCTGATAAGCGTCTTGTCAATGTTCACTAAATGACCGACTTGTCTTTCAAGCTGACTCAACTGCCGATCAGCAACATCGCCCGCGTATTTAGTTGCACCGGCACTAGCTTCCATTTCAGCAGTGATCTTCTTGAACAACTCATCGTAGCCCGAGCCCGATGCAAAGTATTCCCTGCCGCCTCGCAGCAAGGCACGCGCCGCTTCTTGCATGCGCGATACGTCTTCTTCTTTGTACCCGCCAGCATGGGCCGCTTGGCGTGCGGCTTCGTATTGCCCCTGAAGTTCTATCATCCGCTCTTGCGGATTAAGCGTGCTCAATGCCTCGTCGATCTTCAACGACTTGTTGAAGTCTAGGAACGACTGCGTAGCGGACCTCATCGCGTCACGCGTCGTTGTCAATGCATCCTTTTGACGATCATACGCACCGCGTAGAGCTTCCAGTGCAAACTCATACTTCTCTTGTGCCGTAACGGTTTTGTCTACTTGCGGTTTAAGAGCAGCAAACGCACCGGCAGCATTCATCAACGACACGTAGCGTTGCCTGCCTAGTTCAGTCTCAAGATCAAGCGATTCAATTTGCTTGCGAAAGAAATCTCTGTCCCATCCTCGAAGCATCTGCTCAGTGAAGCCGTACCACCCAGAGCCCGCTGCATTGAGTTGCTGTGCCAATGCCTGATAAGCCAACTTCTCTTGTTCGGCACTAGTCAAGAAATTCTTTGTGTATGTGTCAAGTCCACCAGCTAATTTGTCAACACCGCCAGCGAGTTCGGCAATTCCAACAGCAGCATCGAACGATATGTTGCCCAGGTTCTTCGTGATGCCACCCAACGAGCGCACCGCTTTCCAATACTGTCCAACAGCGGCAAGGTGCTCGAATGCAGCTAGCTTCGCTTCATCCTTCATGCCTACGGTGATCTCATCGAAGTAGGCGAGCATCTGCGAATCTAAGCCAGAGTTGCGTAGAGCTTCGACCATTACTTTCGTCGACACCGACGCTATTCCTTTGGCAAGTTCTTCTTGACTGCGACCGATATTCCTATCGACAACTTCACCGACCTCGCTGCGTATTCCAACAAACGACTTCGACTTGCCTTCTGGGTCTGTGGACATCCACGCACCGAACTTCATATCTTTTTGCGTCGAGCCAAGCATCGTCGCCATGCGTTTATATTCAGCAGACAAGTTGTCGACTACCTTCTGCGCATTTTGATCTAACTGATGGCTCTGACCAGCAGTACCTAATTGGCCTTCGCTCAAGCCCGCAGCACCTTCGATCTTCGGCCCGCCACCCTTGCCCCACTTCTTGTAGGCTGCATAGGCCGCGATTCCGGCCAGGGCGACCCACCCTGCAACCGGGATCGCGCCGAGCAACGTCGTGCCCGCTGCGCTCGCGCCTGCGCCTGTGCCCGATGCCAACCCACCGGCCACACCGGCTGCGGTGCCACCTGACGCCGCGCTGTAGCCTGCCGCAGCCATTGCACCTTCGAAGGCCGCGCCCTGGACCGCTGCCGTCGTCATGACGGGTCCGGCCGCACCCACACCCATCGCTGTGCCGAAAGCAGCGCCGCCACCCGCGCCAATGTAGCCCGCAGCCGCGTTGCCCATCGTGCCCAATATGCCCGCCTGACCGGCCATGCCTGCCATACC